TGTAAAAAAACAGTAGATAGTTTTGTTTTTTACACAAAACTATCTACTGTCCCAACAGTAAAAAAATAATCCACGCATCTAATATGTGTATGGATTATTTTTTTACTGTATAAGAATCTACAACATCATAAATTTTTAACAACATATCTCTATTTTCATATAATTTTAATAATACATCTTTATTTTCATATAATTTTAATAAAAGTTCTTTATCTTCAATATTGAATGAACCAAAATTATATTTTTCATTAGTCCTACCAAGCAAATAATCGCAAGTTACATTAAATATATCTGCTATTTTCACAACAATATCGCTTGGAGGTTCCGTTGTGTTATTCTCATATCCACCGATACTTTGCCTAGAAACATTAAGCAATTCAGCTAGGTCAATCTGAGTCATGCTTTTGTTTTGTCTTAATTCTTTCAATCTCCTACTAAACAATTACATCAAGCTCCTTTATAATCTTAAATTATACAGAAGCTTGATGTATCCATGTGCTAATGTTATTGTCATAATATAAAACTGAAAGCTTGTATGATTAGCATTATGGATATGACTAATTGTATGATCTATTATTACTGCGACTCCTGGTAAAAAACCTATATTTTTTTATTCTTGTCTGAGTTCTTAATGTTCTTTTTAACCTTGAATTTTCTGATTTTAATCTAGCTATTTCTTTTGAAATATCAAATTTCATATGTTTGCAATCATAATTAATACAATTTTCAAATTCACATTTTACAAAATCATTCATTTCAGTATCAATTTTAAATACTCTACAATCGATATCAGAAAAAAATAAAAAAATTTTTATCGGACATATTTCCAGTTCTTTAGATAAAAGTTTAATAGTTTTATAAGATGCTCTATAGCCTTTGACTTTTCTTTCCATTCTACTTACATGACTCACACTTAATTCTAATCTTTCGGCTAATTGTGTTTTGCTTAGACCTTTTTTACTCCTTATATGCTTTATCATATGTACAACCTCACTTTTACTATGTAGAAATGTGGGGGAAATTTGAGTTAAACTCAACAAAATATGTAGTATAATCATTTTACAAGAACTAATGCACATTATCAACGTGAAAGATTTTACAAAATTGTTATTAATAATTGCAAACGTATGTTTGGTCATGTTATAATAATTTTATCGGTAATAATGATGCTTTACTAAGGAGATGTTATCAATGGAAGAACTAGAAGAATACTATAGAATATTAGAAAATTTAGAAAAAGTGATAAAAAAAAGAAAGGACAATTAATTTTGTTCTTTCTTTTTTAAAGCTATTTTTGCATCAAATTTTAATGACTGAAGTATAAGCTTATTTATATCTTCATCATTTTCTATAAGATCTAATGTATCTAAAGTCAAAACTTTTTCATTTATTAATCTTTGCATTACGTTCTTAGTTGTTTCTAAAAAAGGCATTTCTTTTATAAATTCTTTATCTGCATTTTCATTAATCCAATATTCAATATCAGTTTCAAAAAATTCTGCCAATTTGGAAGCTAAATTTTTACTAATTCCCCTTTTAGTTTCAGCCCCAGCAATAACACTTTTAGCAACTCCTAACCTTTTAGCAAGTTCTATTTGAGTTATACCGTTTTCTTTTCTCATGTTTTTTAATCTATCTGCCAATATATTATTATTCATTATTTTAATTAACTCCTTTTAAAAATTATATATCATTATTCCATTACTTCGGAGAAACTACATTAACTATACCGTTATTATAAGGGATTTAATATCGCATTGCAAGAGATTTTTAATATTTTTGTTCGCAAAATGCGATAATAATAACTAAAAGAAGTATTGTAGAGTAAATAGAAGCATTGTGGAGATATACTGGAAACACAGGTTTTTTTGAAGGTTTATACTAGACGCATTTTGCGATAAAATATATATAAGGAGGAGATAAAAAAATGAAAAAACTAAGAGAAATTAGAGAAAACTTAGGACTAAGAAGGGACTTTGTAGCTAATAAATTGGGAATTAGTCCGGATTATTTAAGTAGATTAGAAAGAGGAGGTGCAAGGGCAAAACAAAGCTATATTGAAAAGCTTTCAGAAATATATAGATTGCCAGTTGATGAAATAGAGGATATAGCAATAATAACTTTTGAAAGAAGGAAACAGAGTGATAGAAGAACAAGAAAAAATATTAAATAGCTTGGAAAAGATAATTGCTAAAAGGAAAAGTTGTAAAAATAATAACATTGGAGGGGTAACAAAATGATGGACAAGTTTACAGAATATTTATTAGGAAAAATTAATGAGTACAAGGAAGATGCAGAAAGCGAAGCTGATGCAAAAGAAATGTGTGATGCAGTTAGGGCAGAAATACTTCAAATTTTAGTGGAGTATCAAAATTCTATAGTAGGGGTTGCTTAATAGCTCCCCTTAGTTATAAGGAGGATATGTAATGAATGATTATAGATATACATTAATAATAAGCCAATATTATCACAGTTATCATTATTTTATTGTTGAATTTAACAAAGATACTTTTGTAAAACAGATGCAAGAACTTACAAAAGAATTAAACAAATATAAAAGTGGTAATAAAGAACATACAGACATAGAACAAAGCGACCCTTTTTACAATTATGAAGATAATAAAATTAGATACAGATATAATGTCAATGCTGATGGAGATATTTATTTCTTAAATGCTAAATATGTTAATTGGCTACAAGGACAAATAAGAGAATATCAAAATACAGCAAGACAAATGAACAAAGGATATAAAAAGAAATCAGTTTTAGATGCTATTTGGGAACATCACAATTATGATAAAGTCTTTAAGATTATAGAAAAACATTTTACTATAGCTTAGGAGGTAGATAAAAATGAATAAATTACAAGTTATTAAAGGAATTGAATGTTATGAGGACGAAAACGGAATAATTCAATTAAAATTAGAAAATGTTTGCTGGGGATTAGGGTTTACTAAATCAGAAAAGAAAAATGGAAAAGAATATGCTTCAATTAGGTGGGAAAGAGTATTTAATTATCTTAATCAAATAGAATTCGACCACAAAGGGGCGAAAGATATTTTCATACCCGAACCAATATTTTATATGTTAGCTATGAAAGCAGAAAGTATAAAAGCTATAGCATTTCAAAAGATAGTAGCCTATGAAATTTTACCACAAATAAGGAAAACAGGTTCTTATATACCTAATAATGCTTCAAAAGAATTAAAAGCAATATTTATGCTAGATGAAAAGCAACAAATTCTTGAAGATAAAGTTAATAATCTAGAAAACAATATGACAATAGATCATGGACAAGCAGTTAATATTAAACATGCTGTAGATATAGCAGTAAAGAGACTATGCTTTGGAAGTGAAACACCTGCATACAAAAGCAAGGACTTAAAAAGAAAAATATATCAATATGCTTGGAGAAACTTCAAAGATTATTTTAACATTACAGCTTATCACAACTTACTTAGAAAAGATATGGAAACAGCTTTAGGATATATTCAAAGCTTAATTTTACAAGGTTCTTTATTAAGAGAAGTACAATCAACTAATAATCAAATGAGTTTTTAAAAGTGAGGTGAACAAATTGGAAGATAATGAATTTAAAATAACTGGTGTAATGTCTAAAGGCTATGGAATAATGCCAAAGATGGTTGCTTTAGATACCGATTTATCTATTGAATCAAAAGCTATTTATGCCTTTCTAACATCATTTAGTGGAGTAGGACAAGGAGCATTCCCTTCAATAGAAACTATAATTCACTATTTAAATATATCAGAGAATAGATTTTTAAAGTATAGAAAAGAATTAATAAATAGTGGATATATCACAATTGAAAAAAGATATAAGGAAGGTAAGAGAACTAGCAACCTATATATATTAAATATGGAAATAGTGCCACTACACCTTCAAAATGAATGCATAGAAAATGAATGCATAGGTTTTGAAGGTACTAACAATAACAATATTAACAATAACAAATTTAATAATAACAATCCTAATATTAATAAAAAAAAGAAAAAGGAAAGCGAGTTCGATTTATTAATAAATGAATATACAACAAATGAAGAACTTAAAACAAATATCTATGAATTTATAAAAATGAGAAAAGGAATAAAAGCATCATTAACAAGTACAGGATTAAAAAGAATATTAAATAAGCTAGATAAAATAGCTAGTAATGATTCTGAAAAGATACAAATACTTGATAAATCTATTATGAATAGTTGGAGAGGAATATTTGAATTAAAGAAGGAGGACAAGCAAAACGATGGAAGCTCTAAACAGAATACTGAACCAACTACCACTAAAGAAATTAGAGGAGAAGGAGAAGAACTTTTCAAACGAGCAATCGAAAAATATGGAGACAAGCTTCAAGATTTTGAATGCGAGTTCTAGCTGCCCTTATAACGAATGTGATGGTAGTGGAATATCTTTAGTAGTCAATGAAGCTACAAGAGAAACTAAAGGCAGATATTGCAGATGTAGAGAAGAAAGAATATATAACAATAGATTATCATTTGCAAATATTCCTAGTGAATTCACAAGCCTTACAATAAATTCATTTAATACAAACCTTTATAAAAAACAAGAATCTATAAACACAGCAGCAGCAGCAAAAAAAATGACAGTAAATTATATAAGACAATTTGAAAAGTTCCAAGAGTTAGGGAAAGGACTTTATTACTATTCGGATACCAAAGGAAGTGGAAAAACTAGATTAGCAGTATCACTTGGAAATGTACTTTTAAAGCATCTAAAAAAGCAAGTTAAGTTTATAACGTGTAGCGACCTTTTAAAAGAGATTAAGAACACATACAACCAAGATTCTCAGTATACAGAATCACAGCTAATAGAAAGCCTAAATCAAGTAGATATACTTATTATAGATGATATAGGAGTAGAAAAGTTAACGAGTTGGGTAAATGAAATGTTATTTTCAATCTTCGATAACAGAATGAAGTATAAAAAAATAACTATATTTACATCTAATTGCATAATTGAAGACCTGGAACATGATGAAAGAATAAAAAGCAGATTAACAAAGATGTGTGTACCTATAAAAATGCCTGAAGAAGATATAAGAAAATATTTAGCAATAGATGAAAATAGAGAATTACAAGATTTATTATTGAGATAGAGACATAAAGGAGAAACAAAATGATACAAATATTAGAACTATTTGGAGGTATAGGAAGTCCGAGAGTTGCTCTAAGAAACTTAGGAATACCAGTAAAGGCTATTGATTATGTTGAGATAGATGAAAAGGCAGTAAGAAGTTATAACGCAATGTTTGAGAAGGAATTAGAGTATAAAACTCAATCTGTAGTTGGATGGAATCTTAAACCAGATATATTGATTCATGGTTCACCTTGTTTTACTGGTGATACTTTAGTACTAACTAAAGAAGGTTATAAAAATATATGTGATTTACATGTTGGAGAATATGTATTAGATCACAGAAATGAATATAGTGAGGTTATAAAATTTATAAACCAAGGAGAAAAAGAGATATGGAACATTAATGCTATGTCTTTTGATGAACTTAAAACTACAGAAAATCATAAATTCTATGTAAGAAAGAGATACAAAAAATGGAATAACGAAAGAAGATCTTATGATAGATTATTTGAAAATCCAGAATGGATTGAATGTTCTAAATTAAGCAAAGATTATTATTTAGGATTAGCAATAAACAAAGAAAGTAAATTACCAGAGTGGAAAGGAGTCGAATGCACTAGAGGGAAAGATACTTATATAAAAAATAATTTGAATTTTAATGATAATAGATTTTGGTATATATGCGGAAGGTTCTTAGGAGATGGATGGACCAGAATTAGGAAAGACAGAAATAATAATTTAAGCGGAATAATAATATGCTGCGGTAAACATGAAAATGAAGATTTTGAATCAAAGATAGGAGATATATTTAATTACACAAAAGTAGAGGATAGAACAACATTTAAATACCAGTTTCCTAATAAGGAACTAGCTATATTTATGGAACAATTCGGACATGGAGCCAAAAATAAATATGTTCCTGGATTCATAATAGATTTACCTATAGAAAAATTAAAATGCTTTTTAGAAGGATATTTTGATAGTGATGGTTGTTATTCAAATGGAGTTTATAAAGCTACAAGTATAAGTAGAAAACTTATTTATGGCATAGGACAATGTATCACAAAAGTATATAACAGACCTTTTTCAATATATAAGTCAAAAAGACCTAAAAAGTATGAAATAGAAGGAAGGACAGTTAATCAGAACGATACTTATCAGATAGTATTTAGAGAGAATAAAAGTATTCACGATAAAGCTTTTTATGAGGAAGGTTATATATGGTTTCCTATAAAGTTAGTAATCAATACTAGAAAATTAGAAAAAACTTATGATATAACTGTTGAAAATTCACATTCATTTACAGCTAATGGATGCATAGTTCACAACTGTCAAGATTTCAGTATTGCAGGACATCAAAAGGGAGCAGATGAAGGAACAGAAACAAGGTCAAGTCTTATGTGGGAAACAATCCATATAATTCAGCAGATGGGTGAATGGAAACCTAAATATGTTATTTGGGAAAATGTAAAGAATGTTTTAAGTAAGCATATGAGATGTAATTTTAATAGGTACCTGGAAGAAATGCAAAACATGGGGTATACAAGTAACTATGAAGTATTGAATGCAATGGATTTTGGATTACCACAGAGTCGAGAAAGAGTATTTACTATAAGTTGCTCAGATGGATCACTATTTAATTTTGGCACTTTAGAAAGAAAGTCAATGAGAAATATATCAGGTTTTTTGGAAGATACTCAGGAAGAAAAATATATTGTATCTCAACCAAGCATGTTAAAGAAAATAGAATTTAAAAATAGTAATTTTGGTGGTAGAGTACAAGTTATTAAAGACTACTGTACAACAATAACTACAAAGCAGATGCGTTGTCCTAACAGTGGAGTAATTGATTTAGGTGATGGAAGATATAGATACTTAACTGAAAAAGAATGTTGGAGACTTCAAGGTTATGCTGATAAGGATTTTGAAGCAGCATTAAAAGTTCATCCAGGTAAAGTAGGAAAACTTAATGGAGCATTGTATCATCAATCAGGAAATAGTATTCCAGTACCTATTTTTGAAAGTATATTTAAGCAATTAATCAATGAAAATAAAATATCGGAGGAATTAAAATGAAAATAGATTCTAAAACACTTGAAAGAGTAGTAAAACTATATTTTGATAATTATTCAGTTGAAGATGCAATAGATAAAGTAAAAGCAGAAATTTTAGAGGAAGGGGGGCAGGATAAATGATTGAAGAAGAAGTGTTAAAAAAATTAATGATAGAAGAAAGTAAAACACAAGTTGAAATAGCTAAAATGTTGGGAATTGCTCAAGGGACTGTTAGTTTTGCAGCTAGAAAGTACGGATTAAAGAAAAAAAGAAAAGAACGTAGAGATTATATTCCTAAAAGAAAAAATAAACAATGGACTGAAGAAGAAGATGCAAAATTAGAAACACTTTATGGAATGATCTCATTAGGAGAAATAGCTAAAAGATTGGGACGGACTTTATCATCTGTTAGATATAGAAGGACAGTATTAAATTTAGGAAATACAGTAGAAGCAAATGAACTAATAGGAATATGTGATTTAGCAAGAGCAACTGGAAGAGATAAAGACACAGTAAAAGATTGGATTTTAAAATATGGACTAAAAGCAGAACATAAAGTTATATCAATATCTAAAAAAGTTTATAGAATAAGTGTTGAAGATTTTTGGAAATGGTGTAGAAACAATCCGAAACGTATGAAGTGGGAAAAATATGAAAGAAATTCTTTAGGGAAAGAACCTAAGTGGCTAGATGGAGTAATAAAAGAATATTATAAAACTTATAGTGCCAATGCAGGAAAACCATGGTCCAAAACAGATGAAGTGTATTTAATGACATGGCATAAACAAGGAATACCAATGAAAGAAATATCAAAAAGGTTAAAAAGAAGTTATGTATCAATAAATGGAAAATTAACGGATTTAGGAAGAGTAAAACAGAGAATATTATTAAGTTGGAAACCTATTGAAATTAATATGCTTTTAAAAATGAAAAAAGAAGGGAAAAGTAATTCTTTTATAGCTGATGAATTAGGGAGAAGTGTTCGCAGCGTTATCTTAAAATACAAAAGATTAAAAACTTTCAAATAAAAGGTATGCATGTCTAAAAAAAGGGTATATAATATACCTATAGATGGGGTGCTAAACACCCTATGAAGAAGAGGTGAGAAAGATAGAATATAAGTTTTGCAAATTCTGTAACAAGGTAGCACATGAAACACATCACATTTTTTATAGATCACAGGTAAAAAGTTTAATAAATTGTAAACTTAATCAAGTTTCATTGTGTAATGAGTGTCATTCATATTTGCATAGAGGTAAAAAGGGATATGAACTGGACCACGCTTTAAAAATTGAATTGCTTAATTATTTTGAAATAGTATTTGATAGACAAGCTTTTACACTAGAAGAAATTAATTCAATTCTTAATATAAGCAATAAGGCATTATATGGATTGTCTAAGCATTTAAAAATTGAGAAGGGCAAATATACAAGAGAAAGTTTACTGTTAGCACTTCAAGGCGGAGAGAATATACAGGAAAGATATGAAATGCTAAAAGCTAAAGAGGGCGTAAAGTATGGAACTTAAAACAGAATACCCTAGTCAATTAAAAGCAGAGTACCCCCAGGAAACAATTTTACTAGGAAATGTAATACAAAGATATGACTTGCTACAAGAAAATCAAATAATGCAGGCATATCAACTTAGCAAAGATTCTTTACAGCTCTACAATAGATTCTGCTTTATAAAGCACCAGGTGAAAAAGAACTCAACAAGAGGTCAAGATGTAGCGATGAAAGACTGGCTTAAAGAAATATGCGACTATTTAGATAAAATTAGTACACATAGCAGGATGATTTGGAAATATGCCAAGGAAGATAGAAAAAAAAATGAGGATTTGTAAATTTATAATGCATAGAAAGGTTGAAGTTAATTGGAAAAGTTAAAAAGATTAGTAGCATTAGCTAAAGAAAATAATGAAAACGCAGAAATACTTATTAGAAATGATAGAGAGCATGGCTGGTTTGTTCACTTTCTTATAAACCCATTAAATATAGAAGATAGAAAAAGTTTATTTAAAAAGTATGGTGATTTAGATACTATATTAAATCAATTAGAAATGGTTGTACTTAATACACAATATTAATTGAAATTAACAAACATAAAGAAAGGGATTGAGATTAAATGAAAGAGGTAATTTGCATCAATAATAAAGAAATTGAAGGAAATATAAAAATTGGAGAAAGATTTATACCAGTTGCAGAGCAAGGAAATAAATTTATTATCCAATTAGGAAACGGTGTTAAAGGAGATTACTTAAAATCAAGGTTTAAGGAAGTGTAATTGATGAAAAATTATGGATGCCCTCATTGTGGAAGTATAGATGTATTTGTAAAAGAAAAAGGAACTCAAACAGGATTGTATTGTGGTGATTGTGGGAAATGGATTAAATGGATTGGTAAAGATGAAAGAAATTTAGTTGAAAGATGGATTGCAGAAAATAAAGAACCATTAGAAAAAGACTCACATGTAATAATGGCAGAAGAAGATATATTTAAAAGCCTATGCAAACAAATGTCAGATTATATTTTAGAAAATTATAATCCAATGACAGCAATTTTAATTACAGATTCTAAAGTTAAGATAATTGAAGATATTGAAGGATTTCCAATAAACAGAGGTGAAAACTATGCAAAAGGGAGATAAATTAAAAGTAGTTGAAAAAGTAGTACACAGTAAGCGTATAAAGAAGAGAATTACAATCGGAGTTATAGAGCAAATAACAAAAAGATTGATAACTATAAAAAGAATACATGATGGAAAACTAAGAAATAATATAAGCTTTAATATAGCAGATTTCAGAGATATTACAAAAGAATTTTATATAGAGAAGAATAGTTTGTGGGTTCCAATTAAAATAAAGGTTACAGAGCATTCTGATGGTCAAATAAGGCATGGATGTAAGTACGATTAGAAGTATAGATTAAATAATTGAATGAGAAGAGAAGGAGTAAAAAGTAATGGAAGATATGGAACTATTAGAGTGCTTAATAAACACAGAAATATCAAAAACAAAATATCAAGCTAGAATTGCTAAGAATAAAGGACAAGTATTAAAATACAAAGCTTTAATAAATAAAATGGCAGGATTAAAAGATAGTCTTAATCTACTTTATGAAGTTAGGGAAATGGAGGGATAAAACTTGATATTAGCGATTGATCCAGGAAACATTGAAAGTGGTTATGTGTTTACAAATGATGATTTGTCAGTCATAGAAAAGGGAAAAATAGTAAATGAAGAAATGCTTAAGAAAATATCAGAATTATTTTTGACGTATGGACATAAAATCAAAATAGCAATAGAGATGATTGCATCATACGGAATGAGTGTTGGAGTAGAAGTATTTGAAACTTGCTTATGGATAGGACGATTCATACAAGAAATATTTATAGAAACTCAAAAAGAACCAATATTAATTTATAGAAAAGATGAAAAAATGAATTTATGCCAAAGCATGAAAGCAAATGATGCAACTATCAAACGAGCTTTAGTTGATAGATTTGCACCAGGACAAAAGAATTATGGAAAAGGTACTAAAAAAGCACCAGGATTCTTTTATGGATTCAGTAAGGATATGTGGGCAGCAATGGCGGTAGCTGTAACTTATTATGATAAATACATTACAAAAACTTTCAAATGATTATTAAATCAAGAATAAAAAATAAAAATAGGACAAGTTAAAATAACAGATTGTGAAACTTGTCCTTGCAGAAAGAAGGAATTTAAATGAATAAATTAATAATAAACGGAAACTTAGTAAGAGATATTGATTTGCAATATACAGCAGGAAGCGGAACAGCAGTATTAAAAAATACAGTAGCATCAAGAAGAAAGTTTAAAGATAAAAATACAGATCAATATGAAAGTGATTTTATACCATTTATTGCATTTGGCAAAAGTGCTGAATTTATAGCTAATAATTTTGCAAAAGGTCAAGGAATACAAATCGAAGCCAGAATGCAAAGCGGAAGTTATGAAAAAGATGGAATAAAACATTATACACTAGAAGCAATAATTGAGAATGTAGAGTTTTATGGTAGTAAGAAAAATAACTCTAATGAATACTCAGCACCAGCTAATGATGCATTTGGTGGTGGAAACTTTGAGGAAGATATAACACCAGTAAATGATGGGGATATGCCTTTTTAGAATGAATTTCATTATCAACAATTAAATATTTAACCTAAAAGGGAGCTTTTCAAGCTCTTTTTTTATTGATAGAGAAAAAAATGGGTTGCTAAACACTCCATTACGATGTATAATTATTTTATAGTCACAGGGAAAACCAAGGGAAATAGGAAGGAGGTTTTTAAATTGCCAAAGATACAAGAACAAAAAGGCAGTTTAGTTACAACAATTCCGAGAGAAGTGAAAGAAATTTTGGAATTACAAAAAGGAGACTATATTAATTTTAATATAGAGAATGGAGAAGTTAAGATTGTAAAACTAGATATAAAGAAGGTGGAATAATTGGAAGAATTAAAAAGAATACCAGTTAAATTAGAGATTAAAGAATTCATTATAAAATTTGAATATGAAACTAAAAAAGGACATAGAAGATCTGACGAAAGAAGTATAAGACATTTAACAATAGAAGATGCAAAAAGTAATTTTAAAGAATGGACAAATAAATCAAGAACTATATTTAATGCAAAAATCCTAGATATAGTTGAAAAAGAAAATAGTTCAGAACTAATTGAGCTATAAAAATATATATTCAATTTATCAGATCCTGGTATACCAGGTTGTCAAGTGATTAATAGATTAGCCATTTATTAATTGCCAAAAAGCTATGAGTAAAGACGTAAAATGCACTCTGCTAGGCTCTAGGAGCGAAATTATATTAAATGTAAGCTAGCAAGGTCACTCAGAGAAACTTAATACCATTTCCTTATTAATTCAAGGCAATTGAGTTAATAAGGTGATTGGATTGAATATATTAGAAGAACATGAAAATGGTAATATACCAAACAACAAGGAAATATTTGAATCTTTTTTAGTTGCTAATAAAAAGATAAATGATTATAAGAATATAATTTGCTCAGTTTCAGGTGGAAGTGATAGTGATTTGATGATAGATCTATTCACAAGACTTGATGAAAATAATAAAGTAACATTTGTATTTTTAAATACTGGATTAGAATATGCAGCTACTAAAGAACATTTGAAATATTTAGAAAATAAATATGGAATTAAAATTGTATGGATAAATGCAAAAAAGCCTATTCCTATAACTTGTAAAGAACACGGACAACCTTTTCTATCTAAGCAAGTAAGCGAATGGATTGATAGGTTGCAACGACATAATTTTATGTGGGAAGATAAAAGCTTTGAAGAACTGTACAAAGAATACCCAAACTGCAAAACTTCTTTAAAATGGTGGTGCAATGAGTGGGGGGAAGGAAGTAAATTCAATATAAGCTACAACAAAGGCTTGAAAGAATTTATGATTTTAAATCCACCACAATTTAAAATATCTCAAAAATGTTGTAAATTTGCAAAGAAGGATCCAGTGCATGATTTTATAAAGGAAAATGATTTTGATTTGAATTGTTATGGAGTCAGAAAAGCAGAAGGTGGAACAAGATCAACTGCTTATGCAAATTGCTTTACTAACAATGAAGAAAATGAGGATATAGACGAATATAGACCAATATTTTGGTATAAAGAACAAACTAAAAGAGTATACGAGAGCCATTTTAATATAGTTCATAGCAAATGTTATACTAAATATGGATTAACTAGAACTGGTTGTTGCGGTTGCCCTTATAATCGAGATTTTGAAGAAGAACTGAAAGTTATAGAACAGTATGAGCCTAAATTATTCAAGGCTGTTAATAATATCTTTAAAGAATCGTACGAATATACAAGAGAATATAGGAGATTTGTTAAAGAAAATATAAAGTATGCAAGTAAACAAATTGAAAATCAACTAAGTATATTTGATCTTGAATTAGATATAAGAGTAAATGTTGGAGACGAATTTATTAATGGAAGTAATGGCGTGGTTGGAAGAGTTATAAAAATATGCAAGGGAGAAATTTTAACAGAGCAATTAAAAGATGGGAAAAGAACTTATGATATTAAATTTGATTTATCATGGTTAAAGCAATTAATAAATAACGGAACCATTAGAAAAATCCATTAAAGCAAGGAAATAAATAGTCCTTGCTTTTTTGTTATATAAAAATATGAAATTTTATTAATTATTAATAGAAAATGGGTTGTTTGACACTCTATTTAGAGTTATAATAAGAGTATAGAAACAAGATGAAACCAAACGGAGGTAACAAGAAAATGAAAGAAGAAATTTTGGCAAAAATACCTAGAACTATAAGAAAAGGAACAGGCTCATTAATTATAGCATTACCTAAAGAAATACATGATTTGTTGGAACTTAAAAAAAGACAAGAGGTAAACATAGTAGTTTATTCAAACGGAAAAGTTGGGATTGAAAAGGGAAATAAGTAATTCAGAATATGTTTAAAAGGCGAACAATCAATTATAGGCCATGAATAAAAAATATGATTTAAATCAATTTATTTTATTGGCCATAAAAATATTATTCGTAGTTAAGGAGGAATAAAAATGGAAAAATCAATTATTGATGTATGTTGTGGCAGTAAAATGTTTTGGTTTAAGAAAGATAATCAAGATACAGTTTTTATGGATATAAGAGAATTAGAAGATACTTTATGTGATGGCCGTAAGTTAATAATTAAGCCTGATATTGTAGGAGATTTTAAGGACATACCTTTTCCAGATAATACTTTTAAATTAGCAGTATTTGACCCACCACATCTAATTAGAGCAGGTGAAAAATCATGGTTGGCTAAGAAATATGGGAAATTAAATGAATATTGGTCAAAAGAAATTAAACAGGGGTTTGATGAATGTATGAGAGTTTTAGAGCCTTATGGAATACTTGTTTTTAAGTGGAATGAAGAACAAATAAAAATAAAAGATGTTTTGGCCACAATTAATTATAAACCTTTATTTGGTGATAAAAGGTCAAAAACAATGTGGATGGTTTTTATGAAAAATGCAGCTTAGTTGCTGCACAATACTAGAAGATTAGCAGGGAGGTTCAATTTATGATAGAACAGCTTTCAATGTTAGAGGAAAAAAGAAAAGAAAAAATAAAAAAGCAAATGAAACAAGCAATTGCTAAAGGAATAATTCCAGAAGCAACTGTAATTATAGATAATGATAAAAATACAGTTTACCAGGTTGGCTATATTTATGCAGGGCATGATTGTTTAGAAGTAAATTTATATACAGGCTCAGGAAGTATGTCATGGAATGCATTAAGTGAAAGATTAACAGTATTGTAAAGTGAGGTAGAGTAATGAACGAAATAAAAATAAGATTTAGTAGTGGAGAAATTGGATATTTTAAATTAGTTGATGATACTGATGAAAATATGGCAAAAACATATGATTTTTTAGGAGATGCAATAAGAGATAGGTCAAGTGGAGTATTTGAATTAATAGATTTAGCAGATGATAAAAAGACAATTATTAATATAAAAGATATATCGAGTATTGGATACAGTAAAGTGGAAATGTAATGCACAATACTAGAAAATCACGCAGGAGGGTAAAGTAATGAAGCTAGGAAAACAAATAAAAAGAAATGGTGAGATTTATATAGCAACTAAAGTTATGCAATATGTATGTTTCGCAGAAAATGAGCTAGGGAATAGAATAAGAGTGTTAAATCCTAGAATAGTTTAAATGTCATAAAGATTGAGGACAAGTAAATGAATGCACAAATAACATTTTGGGATAAACCAAAAGTAATATTTATAGAGGATGATATAGAGCTATGTAATGATTTTAAGAAAGGCACAGAGTGGGAATTATACTCAATACAAGAAACAGGAAAGAATTATATTATCTATCATAAAGGCATATTTTATCATCCTTTTAAAAGTAAATGTAAGAAAATATAGGTGGAGGAATAAAAAATAGTTCTTTGAAAATCGAATAGTGCAGTATAAAGCTTATTAAAAATATTCCTTATTTTCTTTTAAAAAAGTATTGACGTACGTTGTGACTTACGTTATAATATAATTAAGATAAGGAGTGGTTGAGAATGAACAAATTAGAAATAGCACAAGAAATTAATTTTAAAGGAAACTTATTCAGAACTATAAGAGTTAGTGAAAAGTTTAATTTAAAAGTTGGAGAAATATATAACAATCAAAACAGAATAGAATCTTGGTGTACGCAGTATGGAAGCTATTCAGTCCCTCAATTTCATGGGGAATATGAATATTTCTTTAGAATTAAAAATGCTGAAGGTCATGAAGTTGATTATGAAAACGAAGAAGAGTGCGAAGCGTTAGGCGCTGTAGATTGTGAAGATGAATGTGAAGTACTTGTATTGCCAACTCAAAAATTTAAAATAGTAAGTATTTCAGAAGGTTTTGAAGATGTTGGATATTGTGAAGTTGAATTAGAGGTAGCTGAATAAAAAGCTACCTCATAGGAGGAAATATGAAAGGTAAGGTAACATTTAATAAAAGTGGTAGTGGCTCTATTAATGGGAAAATAACAATTCCAAAAGCTTTAATTGAATTGATGAAATTCACACAAGATGATAGAGATGTAGAAATAACTTATGAAGATGGCAAATTAGTTATAGAGAAGGTTTCTAAATATGTTGAAGGAAAATGATAAACTTGGACTATTGACGTTGATTAAAAAAGAAAGCCGTAATTGGAGAACATATTGGTATTGCAAATGTGATTGTGGTAATGAAAAATGGATAAGAGCTGATGCATTAACTAGAAAGAAAAAACCAACTCGTAGTTGTGGCTGCTTATCTAAATCAACTCAGTTTAAAGCGGAAGATATTACAAATAAGAGGTTTGGAAAACTTATAGCAATAAGACCTACTAACGAGAAAAGACAGAATGCTACTGTTTGGGAATGTAAGTGTGATTGTGGAAATACCTGTTATGTAGCTATAGATTGTTTAAATTCAGGTAAAACAAAGAGCTGCGGATGTAATCAAGAAGAACAAAGAAAAGAAATGAGAAAACATGGATTAAAAAAGTTAAGAGAAACTAACTGGATTGAAGGTACTTCAATTTTACAAATAACCAATAAAAAACCTTTAAAAAATAATAAAAGCGGAATTAGAGGGGTTAGTCGGGATAATACAAGAGAAAAATGGCAAGCACAAATAGAATTTCAAGGAAAACATTATAATTTAGGCAGACATGAAAAGAAAGAAGATGCTATTAAGGTAAGGCAAGAAGCAGAAGAAAAACTGTTCGGGAATTTTCTTGAATGGTATGAAAAAGAATATAAGAAGAAATAAGTTTTATACTGCACTATTCAATTGAGTAGATGCAGTATTTTTTATTTTAAGAAATTGTAATGATTTAGGAGGAAATAATGGAATTAATAGAATTAAAGAATATAGATTTAACTGGATGGAATGGACTAGATCAATGTGAAAAAATTGGAGAAGAAATAAAAGAATTCTATGAAGCAACAGCAGAATATTTACACAACAATAAACAAGAGTTTAAAGATCATGCAATAGAAGAATATTTTGATACCTTACAATCTTGTTTAGGATTATTAGCTATAGCTGGAATAACAGCAGAAGAAGTAATGAAAGAATATCCTAAGCACCTAAATAAATTAAAACATAGACCAAGAATAAAAAGATGTGACAAATGCACAAATTGTATAATGGAAAGTAAACAATATGCAGGAGACAAAACAGATGTAAAATATATAATCTGTAATAAGATGAATGAGAAGATAGAAGAGAAAGACTTGAAACATTATGCAAATAAATGTGGATATTATAAAGAGGGGGATAAATAGATGCTAGAATGTTTTAACGATATGTGTGGTAGTGATAAAAGCAATGAATGTATACTAAATGATGAGAAAGTTCATTTGGCATGTGCTAGTAAAATAGTATCTAAAATAGACTATGAAGCAGAATACAAAAGATTAAAAGAAGAAAATGAAAAGCTAGAAAAATTATTATTTGATAAAGGTACAGAGAATAGTAAATTAAGGAAAGATAATGAGGAACTTAATAAAAAACTAGTATACGAACAATCTATAAATGCTAGTTTAAACAATAAATTAGAAACTATAGATGATGAATATCAAGAAGAGATTAAGGATTTAAAAAATATAATTAAAACTACAAAGGAAAAAGGTAAGGAATGGAACAATAAATATGAAGAATTAAAAATAGAAAATGAAAATTTAAAAGCTGAACTAGATAAGGTGAAAAGTGAAAGTACTAATTATTTTGTAAATTGGGGAGAAAGTGAATCAAAAGTCAGAAAGCAAAAAGAAACTATAGACAGCTTAATGTTAACAAATGATAAGTATATGGAAAGCAGTAAAAATAAAGATGCCATTATAGAAAAAGCATATAAGGATAATAAAAACTTAAAAGAAGCAATAAAAAATATAGTTGAGGTATTATAAATGGGTTGCTAAACACTCTATTGTATAGTATAATATTAATTGAGGATGAAACCATATATTTTCTCGTTAATTACCCCTTTTAATAATCACAAAGTGTACAGGCTTACCCACTTGTACACTTAAAATAAAAAAAGTCCTGTAAATTTGAAGATTTAAGTTTATACTTAAATGGTTTATGTAGAAAATATGGGACACAAAAAAGACATATAACCAGTAAATAAAATATAAAAGTGAGGTGGAAAACCTTCTTTTGGCACATTGTATTGAGTGAAACTGGTTAATATATAGATTCATAAAGATAGCATTTACTACCATAAAAAGGTGGTAGATGCTTTTTTAATACCAGGAGGAAAGAAAATGAATATTAAAAATTTATTTATTAAATTACATATAAGAGATTTTAAAGTAGGAGATAAAGTAAAACCAAATCCAAAGATATTTAATTCAAAATATAAGTTTATAACTGGAGAAGAATATGCAGTAGTAAGAAAGACAAGTGAAAAATTTATATGGATATATGGACTTAATTCGCCAATAGGAAAACATGAAGCAATTTTATATTAAGGAGGAATAAAGATGCCGAGAGTAAGAAGTCCAGAAAGGGACAAAGCGAAAGAATTATATATACAACATAATGGAGAGATAACAAATAGAGAAATAGCTAATATATTAAACATTTCTGAAAAAACAGTTTCAGGGTGGAAGGTAAAAGATAAATGGAACGGAGAATCTAATGGAGTACTCCAAAAGAAAATACGGAGTACTCCAAATAAAAAAACAAAGAAAGACACCACGCCAAAAGAACCAATAAATGAAGTGGTAAAAGAGCTATCTAAAAATAATGAATTAACTGAACAACAAAAGGATTTCTGTATGTACTATGTAAAATATAGAAACAAGACTACAGCTTACAAGAAAGCATATAATTGTAGCTATAGGAATGCACATGCTAACGCTTATAAACTATGGCAAAACATGGCTATAAAGAAAGAAATAGATAGACAACTAGAAGAGATTAGAAACGGAGTATTATTTGATATAAGGGACTTAATACAAATAAACTTAGATATAGCCTTTTCTGATATGAAAGATTATACAGAGTGGGGCAAAAAAGAAGTTGAAGTTGATAAAGATGAAGAAGGAAACCCAATCAAAGTTGATGTAAATTACGTTGATTTTAAGGATTCTAGCGAAGTAGATGGAACTTTAATTAGTGAAGTTAAGAAGGGCAAAGATGGCGTGTCTATCAAGCTACAAGATAAAGGAAAAGCTATTGATTTCTTATATAAGCATTTAATTTATGTTAGTGAAGAAGACAAGAGAAAGCTTGAAAGAGCTAATAAAGAATACCAAAACAATAAACTAAAAGAAGAAATAAGCAACCTGCAAGGTGACAGTTCAACAGACAAAGAAGTTATAAGGATAGTTGATGATATATGAAGAACATAAAGTTAAAATCATTAATAGCAGAAAGCTTTTGGGATTTACATAGAGCATTAAAAGAAGAAAGATATACCCACTATTGGAACAAAGGCGGTCGTGGAAGTTGTAAGAGTTCAACAATATCACTAGAAATAATCTTAGGAATGAAACGAGATGCAGCAAAAGGAATAACAAGTAATGCAGTAATAATAAGACGCGTTAAAGATACCCTTAGAGGTTCGGTGTATGAGCAAATGACTTGGGCAATATATTCATTAGGAGTCCAAGAAGAATGGAATATACCCGATTCTAAGCTGCAAATGACTAATAAGATAACAGGACAAGTTATATTATTTAAAGGTGCTGACAATCCAAAGAAACTAAAGTCAATTAAAGTTGCGAAAGGTTACATAAAATATGTTTGGTACGAAGAAGCCGATGAGTTTGAAAGCAAAGAAAAGATAGACAATATAAATCAATCTCTTATGAGAGGTGGAGAAAAATTCGTTATATTCTATTCTTTCAATCCTCCAGCAAGTCAGCGTAATTGGTGCAATCAAGAAGTATTAGAACAAAGAGAAGATAAACTTGTATTACATACAGATTATACTAATATACCGATTGAATGGCTTGGACAGCAATTTGTAAATGAAGCTGAACACATGAAAGAAACAAGACCAACACAATATGAACATGATTACTTAGGAAAAGTTACTGGAACCGGTAGAGATATATTTGATAATGTTATCTTAGGAACTATAACAGATGCTGAAATAATGACATTCGATAGAATATATTTTGGGGTAGATTTTGGTTGGTATCCGGATTGTTGGGCATTTACTAAATGCTATTACAATGCAGCAAAAAGAACAGTTTATTTATTTGATGAACACAAAGCTAATAAGAAATCAAATAGAGCAACTTTTGAAATAATGGTAAATGAACATGGAGTAACCCCAAACGATAAAGTCATTTGTGATAGCTCAGAGCCAAAAAGTATTGAAGATTATCGTTCTTATGGTTTATTTGCTAGAGGTGCTATAAAAGGTGCAGGGAGCGTTGATTACTCAATGAAGTGGTTACAATCATTACAAGCTATAGTTATTGATAATAGAAGGTGTCCTAATGCAGCTAAAGAATTTACGAGTTATGAATATGAAGTGGATAAAGACGGTCAAATAATGGAAGGTTATCCTGATAAAGATAACCATTTTATCGACAGTTTACGCTATGGATTAAACGATATTTGGAAGAGAAGAGGTCAATAATATGAAAACATTAGCAATAATAGCAACTATAATAATTCTGTTGAGTGGTTTTAGTATTGAAATTGATTCTTTTAAATTTGAGTGGATAGGATTATTAGATGTTATTTTAAATAAATTACATTAAAAATATAAACTATTTCGGGAAATTTAGATTTCCCGAAATAAATTACTGGGAAATAAAATTTAAATATCACGAAAAATGCTAACGTGCTTATGCGGTTTAGTGACATTACTCCATCGCAAAGATACTGTTAAACAACTCATTTGTATTGGGAAATAATTATAGAATCATAAATCTAATTGAGAATGGAAGTGATAATTATGATTATTGAATACTCAGAATTAAGAAATAAATTAATGCAATTAAATAATAAAACTCCAAAGGTAAAAAAGATTATAAATGATTTATATATTTGGGGAGTTAATGAATATTTTTAAAATAGATAAAGAGAAAAATAAACAATATCGTTTTATACGAAAAATAAAATTTGAAAATATTTAAAAACGAGTAAATGTATAGATGAATTATTTTGAAATCGAGGTTTATATGAAAAGAAGAATTATAAAATCAGCATTAACATTTATATTTTCAGAAAGATATTTTACTACTGCTAAAAATAGAAAAGAAAGAAGAGATATTAAATTTAAAAGAACGAGGTGAAATAAATGTATAAAATAAAATATTGCCATACAGATTTACAACTAGAAGAATTTATTGATAAAGTAAATGAAAATAATTATGAGATCATATTAATAACTAATTTTAAGGATAAACTAACTATAATTTATAAAATTGAAGAAAAGAAAAAGTCGAGGAAGTCAAAACAAGTTGGATTAAATATTGAACCAGCAATAGGAGAAAGCAACAAAGATATAAAAAAATTAGAAAAAGAAATATTAAAAAAGGAATTTAATAAGAAAATCACCAAGAAAGAAGGTGAATAATAATGTTTGATAAAATAAAACAATGGATAGGAGGCGTATGGTCTGCAATGCTAGGTAAAAACATAATCCAAGAAAAGATGAATGTTGAAATCGCAATGACAACTCAACAATCTAATAGGATAGAGAGATGGTTAAATATATATAAAGGAACTCCACCTTGGCTAAATGAAACAACAAAGACTATGAACTTAGGTGTAGCAATAGCTAATGAGTTTGCTAAATTAGTTACAATAGAATTTAAATCAGAAATAGCAAACAATGATTTTTTAAATAAAGAATATCAAAGAGAAGTTATAGACAACATTAGAAATATAGTTGAGTATGCATGTGCAGGTGGAGCAATATGTTTTAAACCTTACTTAACTAATGATGGACATATTGCTGTAGATATAGTACAAGCTGATAACTTTTATCCAGTAACATTTATGAGGGGAAGATGTACATCATGCATATTGCCTGAGTATGTAATCAAAGGAAACTATACATACACAAGATTAGAAAGCCATACTTATGATAGTTTAACAAGAACTTATACAATAACTAATAAGGCTTTTAAAATAAAAAGATATGATGATATTGGAAACCCACTTAATAATGGAATGATAGGTGATGAAGTAGCATTAAATAGTATAGATGAATGGTCTAATTTGGCACCAAATGTAACATTTAATAATATAGATCAACCTTTATTTGTTTATTTTGCTATGCCATTTGCAAATCCACAGAATCCTTATTCAAAATTAGGCGTAAGTGTATATGCTAATGTTGCAGATACAGAAGGATTACTTGAACAAGCAGACAAATTATATTCTAATATGCTTTGGGAATATGAAGCAAAAGAAGCTGCAATTTATGCAGATGTTACAATGTTTAACCATGACAACAAAGGAAATCAATATTTAGAAGATGGAGAAAAGAGACTATATAAAAATATAGATTGGAATTCGCAAGATAGTAATAAACCACTTCAAGAATATTCACCAGATATTAGAGATATGTCTCTATTTAACGGACTAAATCAATTAATGAGAAAGATTGAATTTCAAGTCGGACTTGCTTATGGAACTATATCAGATACAAATGATACAGCAAAGACAGCTACAGAAATAAAAGGAAGTAAGCAAAGATCATATCAAACAGTTAAAGATATTCAAAATTCTTTGCAATTAGCTTCGGAGCAACTAGCTTATAGTTTATATGCTTGGGGAATTATAGGAAAGCAGCAAGGTTTAATTAAAGAAGATATTTCACCAATAGACATTGAAAAAGACTTATCATTTAACTTTGATGATAGTATAATAATAGATAGAGATAGTCAATTAGATAAGATGTTTTTAGATGTAACAAGCGGAGTTCTAAAATCAATTTACTACATAAAGGAGAAATATGGAGTTGATGAAAAAACAGCCAAAGAAATGATAGTTGACCAAACAATAGTGCAGCCTGATCCTTTTCAAGGCACAGAGGAATAATATTTAAGCTGCTTATAGAAATATAGGTGGCTTTTTTTGTACTAAATCATGGTATAATTTAATATAGGAGAGGGGTGATATTTATGAATAATGATTTTTTAAAAGGTTGTAATGCATCTGAAGTATTGAAAGATATGGAGTTAGTAAAAGAAAATCCACTAACTGAGATAGTAGAACTATTAAGAGCAAATGTAAAGAACCAAGAACAAATAATTGAAAAGTTAAATAGATTAGAATCTAAATTAGACAAATAGAATTTATTTGACATTCAGAACTCTAGGAATAGGGTTCTTTTTTAATATAAAAATAATTCAGATGGAGTGTTAAGCACCCTTTACAAGTGACTAAATTTAGACTATAATAAATATATAGAAAAGACGAACAATCAATTATAGACCGTTAATAAAAAATATGATTTTTATCAATTTATTTTATTGGCCATAAAAATATTATTCGTATTTGGAGGTAAAGAATGAATGAAGGATTTACAATAACATGTAATAAATGTGGGAAATCTACTGTTATAACTCAAAAGAAAAGGCCTAAATATTATCCTGAAATGAAATATTCTAATAGTAATATAAAATTTATTGCTACAAACATGGAAGAAACTTTCTTAACTTGTAAATGTGGCAATGAAGTTAAAGAAGAATGATTTGAATATGTGCTTAAAAAGGTGGGTGGGTTAATGATAACAAAACAAATAACAGTATTAGAGTTACATTTTGATAATTCGCAAGAATGTGAAGATTATCAAAAGATATATGAGAAAAAAGGCTATAAAATAACACTTACTGGTTCAGAAGATGACTGGTATTTTAGATGTGGAAAGATAGAAGAATAGTTTGAGATACTAAGATATTAATCAACATACAAAGAAGGTGATAATATTTGAACCTAAAAGATGTAAAATTCTTGTCTGAAATATCAAAAGAAACTGGTATTTCAGTAAGAAAACTAACGAGAAGAGTTACCAGGTTAATTAGCGAAGGCAAACTGATAGAATTTAAACATTATAAAAAGATGGAAGGAAAGACAGGAACTTATATATTAAACAAAAAAGGAATAGAAAAGATCATAGAAGGGGAGAAAACAGAATGAATAACATAGATTGCAATAATTGTACTAATTTAAATCTTACAGAGCAGGAGCAAATAGAGTTAAAAGATAATAAGCAGTGGCATAAATGTAATAAATATAATAGTCAAGTTCTTCACTTGAGCAACGCAAAAAATCATAATCCTAAATTATATCCATGCTCAGAATGTATTATGGATCAATATAAAAATTATGAACTTAAATATAATGTTTCTAACTTAAATAAATTCAAAGGAGAATTTAAAGGTGAATTAAGTGAAAAGATTTTTAATGTTTTTGAAACAATTGCTAAAGGAATAGCAGATAACAAGGAACAAATAATAGAAGCTAAAATTAAAGAATTAATTTCCCCTTATATAAATACAAATTATTTTGAGCCAACAGCATTGAAAGGTGATTTGGAACGCAAAGGGTTTAAATTAGATTATTTTGAAAATGAAGATATAACAGGATATGGAATAACTTATTTGCCAACTGGTGAGTGCAATTGTTTTTTAGTTAAGCATTCACTAGAATTAGAAGGAAGTAAGGCGATAATAAAAATTTCGGATATAATAAGAGGAATTAAAGATAAATAATTTCGAGAAATTCATGTTTCCCGAAATAAATATAATGTGTAAAGTGTAGATTTGACAAAGTAAGGAGAGATAAATAATGGGTTTAATAAAAGTTAAAGACCTTTTGACTTTAACGGGTGGTTGCACAAAAGTTATTATATATAACGAAAAAGGAGATAAATTTAAAGAGTTGTGGTCGGGCATTGTAGATGATATTGATTTTAACAATGTTCCTTATGGTGAATATGAGGTGACATTTCAAACTGTAATCAATGGTGAAGATGTGTTACAATTTCATATAAATTATTGATACACAATACTAGTAGATTCGGAGGGATAAAAGATGGAGAGAAATAGGCTTGAGAATAAAGTGAAAATTGAAAAAGCAATAGAGCATATGAATGAACGTTTACGATATGCTTGTATTGCAACTGCTATAGATGTAGATGTTGTCAGAATGTCTATTCAATCATTAGAGAAGCGAATACCATATAAACTTACTCAAATAGATAAAGAAACTCTTACAGGTATCTGTAAATGCGGTAGAGTTACCGAGGTTATAGATTGTGAGTATTATTGCAAATATTGTGGTCAAAAAGTAACCAAGTAATACACAATACTAATTATATTCACTAGTTTTAAATATTGTGTAACAAATATAAAATAGGAATTTTATGAGGTGATATGATGGCAGAATTAAAAGGTTCAGAAAAACAAATACATTGTGCAGATGAAATTAGGAAGCATAAAATAGAAGAGTGTTTACAAAGAATTAAATTACTGGAGGAAGCAAATCAAAAAACTTTAGAAAGTTTTAGAAAGAAACCAAATAAATTAGCACTCAATGAAATAAGATTAATAAAAATAGCAATTAATGTTTTAGAAAATTTAGATGATAGTAGTAAAATAATTGATTTCAAAGATGAAGCACCCATAACATTGGGAACTATTTATGAGTTTGATAATAGATTTTAATAAGAATGAATAAGTGGAGGACTAATTATGTCTAATGAAGAAGAGGCATACAATAAACATATAAAATTTATAGAAAAAGAAACAGCACTACCAAGAGATATTATTATCAAAGTATTAGAAGCTGATGAAAAGTATTTAGATTTAATAATTGAAATGATGGAGGAAGGAAACCATGTCTAATAATTATAAAAAAGAATTAAATAGATTCAGAAAGTTGTACTTGAAAGGCGATAAGAATAGCAGAGGTTTTTATATGTCTGAAATGGAAAAGATATTTAAAATTCCAATGCTAAATGATGAAGAGTTTAACAGAAATAACAAAGAAGTTATAGAGCTGTATCGTAAGTTTGCAGATTGGTTATTTAATTAATTTTATATAAATAAGAGGGAAAATCAAATTAACAAACATGTTAGGATATGAAGAAAAAGAAGGATATAAGCCTATGATGTTTAAAACAGATGTTGAAATAATAAATATGTTAGACATGATAATTAGAATGGAGGGTTAAACGTGGATACACAAGTAACTAGACCAAGAAAGTATAAAGGTAAATTAGAATGTAAATCAAGACCTATAACAAGCTTTAATTTAAATCCTGGAGAATTTATAGAACCACATGAAATTATAAACAGATTCACTTATTCTATTGAATCGCAAGGCGGAATGATATTATATAACTTTATAGCAGGTACAAAGGAAGAAACAGACAAAAAGATTAAAATTGCAGAACCTTTAATGGACTTAATTGACGAAATATCATGGCTAAATTTAAAAATAGAAAGAGAATATTCACAAAATATAATAGGCTATCCACTTATAAGGGACTGGGAAGAAGAAAAGAAACAATTACAGCACAAGCTTGCAGAATTGACAATTAAAAATAAATTTACGTTTAAAATTGAACATGGGACATTAGCAAATACTTATATATTGGAGGGATAAAAATGTTTAACGAAAAAGAAATAAAAATGATACTAAATTTAATAGGATTTGCTTTTTCTGAAAGTTGTTGTTGCGATGATGCAAATGCGTTATACAAGAAGATACAAGAAGACTATAAGGATAATGAAGAAATTCAAAAAGCTATAAAAGATATGGAATATAGGTGGTGCTAAAATGATTAAATTTAAAGCATTAATTCATAAAGAAACAGGCACAATTATTAAATATGAGGATTGGCTAAAAAATTTCAAAGAAAACTTACAAATAAGATTTACAAAAATAGATTTATATGAGGAATTAGCGAGATACAGCAGACCATATAATGCAATAGAACTTATAACGAGTGATGATTTTAAAATAATATATGATTCTGAATTTACTTATGAAGAAATTGAAACGATGTATTGTATGTGTATGAACAATTCGGATTCATGCGAAAACTTGGAATTAAAAGATAAATTATTGAAAAGATTAAATGATAATTATAACTTAAATAATCCTAAATTTGAAAAACTATCTGATAATATTAATAAAATATATAAAGCTAATAAATATGAAACTGAGGTGTAATATGGATAATGTAATATGCGACAAATGTAAAAAAGAAATAAAGTTTGAGATCTTCACAAAGTATAAAAATAAAAGAATAGAAATCCAGTTTCTAAGATGTAATCATTGTGGACATAAAGCATTAATTAGTATTACGGACAGGAAGACAAGAGAAAAGCAAAGAGAATACAATAAAATGTTTACAAACGAAAACAAAGTCTTAATGGCACTACAAAACAGCAACTCAAAACAAGCTAATAAGCTATTAGAAGGAATGGCAAAAGAAAAAGAGAGGTTGCAAGAGGAAATTAAAGTAGCATATGCAGAATTAAGAGAAAAGTATAAGGGGGAATTGTAATTGAATAGAAATAGTATTAAGAATACACCAAATGAAATTGAAATAGATACAAAAGCTAAGAAAGTATTTGTTAATGGTAATGAAATCACTTGCATACAAAATATAAATTTCAATTGGAAAGGTGGAGGATTATCAGAAATCAATATAATATTAGATGGAAATGTTAAACTAAAAGGACAAGTTGACAGAATAACACACGATTATCACGATTTAAAAACGGAAGATATGTATAAAATAGATAAAAAGTGGTTTAAGAAAGAGGGCGATTAATTCGTGAATATAGATAACATGACTATAGAAGAATTAAGAAATGAATTAAAAAGAAAAACAACTAAATGTATTTAAAACTTCACAACAAATGGAGTTGAATTTAAAGAAGGTGAATATTATTTCTTTGAGTTTGATTATAAAGAAGAATGGTATTATATAGAATATACAAAGGGGAAAAATATACTTATATATGATTTCGATGCAGAACAGTATTTTAAATTCCCGAAAGAAGGTGATTAATTCATGAAAATAAATCAAATATTTTGTGTACATGATTATGAAGAGATAGAACCTTTAGAAAAAAATTATATATTATATTTTTACCCAGCACCTAACTTATTTGCACAACCTTATAAATGTTCTAAGTGCGGGAAAATAAAGTATAAAGATATGCCACCATTAAAGATTTTTATGAAGAAAGAAGGTGATTAACATCTTAACCCCAGAGTTTTTAGAAAATATGCCACAACCATTAGTTGATTTATATCAAGAGCTAGAGACATTCGTTATAACTGATATAGCACGTAGGTTAGCTAAGGCGGGGCAAATCACGGCAACAGCAGAGTGGCAAAAACATCAAGCAGAGCTATACAATATCAATAATATAAATCAAAAAGTAGCTGAAATCTTAAAGAAAAGTAATTCTGAAATAGAAAAAATATTTGAAGAAGCAGCATTAACTACAATTTTAAGTGAGAATAAGACCTTTAGAAAAGCAGGATATAAGGGAATAGAATTAGAAGATAGTAAGGCATTGCAGAGCTACTTTAAGACCGCCATAAAGAGGACAAAGGGCGACATAGAGAACATAACCCAGTCGATGGGATTTGCAGAAAAGCAAGGTAATAAGATAGTTTATAATAGTGTTGCTAAATTCTATCAGAAAGAGTTAAATACAGCCCATATAAAGGTTAGCACGGGAGTTCAAGACTACAATACAGCAATTAAACAAGCTGCCAATAAAATAGCTACTAGTGGAGTAAGAACAATTAATTATGAAAGTGGCTATTCAGTTAATGTTGACACAGGAGTTAGGAGAGCAGTCTTAACATCTGTACATCAGATGAATCAAGAGACTATCAATCAATTCATGGAGGATTTTATAGAACCTGAGAACCAATTAGCAGAGGTTTCAGCACATTGGCCATGCAGACCTACACATCAACCTTGGCAAGGCGGAGTCTATAAGGTGAATGGAAGTGATGAAAACTATGAGAACCTAGAAGAAGCTACAGACTTAGGAAGCGTCGCAGGACTTCAAGGAGCTAATTGTAGGCATACGTATTTTTGTTTTGTAGAGGGAACTAGTTCAAGAACATATACAAAAGAACAGATACGAGAAAGAAATAGACAAGCTAATGAGAAAAAAGAATATAACGGAAAACAATATACCGAATATGAAGCTACCCAATATCAAAGAGAAATTGAAAATCAAATAAGAAAATATAAAAGAGAAAATCTTATATATAAAGAAACTGGATTAGATTCAGAAGTTAAAGCTAATAACTCAAAGATAAAGGATTTAAGAAATGAATATAAGAGCTTTAGTTCAGATATGGAAATACCAACAAGAGATAATAGAATGCAAATTTAATAAATAACTAATTTTGAGAAGTAGAATTAAAACTACTTCTTTTTATTTTGCTCTATTTTATATGGTATTAAAAACTACTTTAAATGGATAATTAAATTATTACATGGTATTGAAATACACTCTATATTAATGTTAAAATATACTTAGATTGAGTGCTTGGCAACCTATACTTTTAAATAAAAAGGATGATGAAATTGCTAGTAGTAACAATTAAAACAAACGGAACAGATTATGAAATGGAAATAAAAGATGCTACTTTTGAAGATGTATTTGTAGATACACATTTTGTAAGAATTGGTCAAAAAGCTTTAATAAATACAGATAGTCTTATAAGTATTGAACATAAAGAAGATCAAAAGACTAATTAATTGGAGGGGTTAAGGAATGAATGAAAAAGAATTTTTAGATTGGTGTAAACAAGAAGTATGTGATTATACTAATAAACATTTAGATAAAACTGATAAAAAGGAAATCACAACTGATGATGTTTTTATGGTGTGGAGTTGTAAAACTTTGCAAAACAATAAAGCTTTGTTAAGCACTACATTATTTGATGGTATGTACTATGAATGTACTTATAATGGCGATAAAAAAGAAATGTATGTAGATGCTTATAAAAAGTGGGAAAATTACAAAGTTGAAAAAGAATTAGCTTAACAGGAATTAAGGCTTATAAATCTATGTATGAAAGAAATGCTTTAGGTGGTGGGCATGGAGTAGCACCTATAAGCCTTAACATAACATATATTTGGAACCGTCTTTTAAAAGTTAAAGACGTTAAAGAAAAGTAAACAATAACGTCACTCGTTACGGACGTAAAATAACGTATATATTGGAGGAATAAAAAATGAAAAGAGAATTTTTGAAGTCAATCGAAGGATTAACAGATGAAGCTATAGATAAAATTATGGCAGAAGCTGGGAAGGACATTGCAAAAGAACAAGCTAAAGCTGAACAATCAGCAGAACAAACAAAAGCACAGATTGAGAAATTACAATCTGAAAATAAATCAAAAGATGAAATGATAAGCAATTATAAAGCTGAAACTGAAAAATTTAAAGAAATGGATATTGAATCTATTCAAAAAAAAGTTACAGAGTTAGAAACTGCAAATCAAAATTATCAAAATCAAATAAAAGAATCGAAAACAGCTTATGAAAAACAAATTGCTGATATGAATTATTCTACAGCAATTAAAGACACTTTAAGCAATGAAAAGTTTACTAGCAATCTTGTAAAAAAAGCATTTGCAGATGAACTTAAAAATCAAGGTTTTAAACTTGATGAAAGTGGTTCTTTATTAGGTGCAAAAGAATTTATTGAAAAGTACAAAACTGAAAATCAAGGTGTATTTGCACCAGTTGAAACTACTCAAACACAGCAAGTACAACAACCAGGAATACAACAATTTGCAGCAGCAACAAGTGGCGGACAAGTACCACAAAAAGGAATGTCTTTACTTGATGCAATGAAAGCTGGAAATGCTGGACAAAATGTTGATTTTAGTCAAGTCGGAAGATTTGCTACTCAACAACAACAATAATTAATTAACAAAAGGAGTGAATTAAATGCCAGGAATTTTTGATAATAAAATTTTCAATGCAGAGGTATTTGGTCAATATGTAGAAAGAATACCAAATTTAAAACAAAATCAATTAATTAAAAGTGGAGCTTTAAGAGCAAGACAAGATATTGCAACTTTAATGCAAGACCAAACAGGAGGAAATCTTGTTTCTATTCCATTCAAAGGATTAATTAGTGGTCAAGCAGCACAAAACTATGATGGTAAGACTGATATTAATTCTAACTCAACTAAAACTTTCTTACATAAAAGAATAGTTACTGGTAGAGCTAACTCATGGACTGAAACAGATTTTGCGGCAGATATTGCAGGCGGTCAAGATTTTATGGCTAATGTAGCTGACCAAATTTCAGACTATTGGCAAGAAATAGATCAAAAAACATTAATCAGCACTTTAAAAGGTGTGTTTAATATGTCTACAGGAGATAAAAACAAAGAATTTGTATCTCAGCATACAGTTGATGTTACAACAGATGCAACAAATGCTGGTAAAATCGGAGCAACTACAGTTAATACAGCAATGCAAAAAGCGTTAGGAGATAACAAGAGTAAGTTCTCTTTAGTATGTATGCATTCAGTTGTTTCTACAAACTTAGAAAACTTAAAACTTTTAGATTATTTAAAGTATACAGATGCAACAGGACTTCAAAGAGACTTAGGACTTGGAACTTTACATGGAAGATTAGTTTTAATTGATGATGATATGCCAAGTTCACAAGTATATATCCAATGTGTTAGTGGAGATTTAGGAGCATTAAAAGTTGTTGCAAGTGGTGCTGCTAATGGACAAATAAATTTAGCAGATGTTAAGCCAACATTAAATGGTTATACTCCTGCAACAGACCAGTATGTTAAATTAGCAACAGCTTACACATCTTATATTTTAGGACAAGGAGCTATTGAATTTACAAACGCTGGTGCTAAAGTTCCTTATGAATCTTATAGAGATCCTAAAACAAATGGTGGACAAGATACATTGTACTCAAGACAAAGAAAATGTTTTGCACCAGCTGGTATTAGCTTTACTGCTTCAAATATGGCTTCTTTATCTCCATCTGATGCAGAACTTGAAAATGGTTCTAACTGGGAACTTGTAAATAGTCAAGGTGCAACTGACAAAGAATATATTGCACACAAAAGTATTCCAATTGCACAATTAATTTCATTAGGCTAATGCTTAGATCAACTTTTAATATAAGGAGGTGTAGGAATTGTACGTAACATATGATTATTACACAACTACATATGGGGGAAGTACAATTTCCTCCTTAGATTTTAACAAATACGAACGTAAAGCAAGAATAACACTTGATAATTTTACATTCGATAGATTAAAAAGCAACAATGATTTAATAGATGATACTGTTAAAGAATGTTTATGCGATATGATGGAATGTAATTATAAATTAGATCAACAAGAAGCTGAAACAGATGGAAAGATAATAGCATCTGAAAGCGTAGATGGTCATAACGTAACTTATGCGGTATCAGATGCAGAAAAAAATCAAATAGATAAAAGTAAAATAACAAAATTAAAGCTTTATAACATAGCTAAAGATTATCTAGGTAACACAGCTCTGATGTATAGGGGGATTGATTATGCTAACTGAAACAACAATAACTCTATACAATCAATACATTACTAAAGATGGTAAGAAACCATATGCTAAAGCTGTAATTGAACGTGCTACATGGCATGGAGAAACAGTGGAAACTATAAGCACTACAGAAACATCAAAAGGAAGTCTATTCGTGGCTGATACAGTAAATATAAGAATACCTATATACAATAATAATTTTGGCGGAAAGTCTTATATAGAACCTAAAGCGTGGATAAAACTAAGTGATGCAGACAGACCTAAATATTTCACTATTCAATTAAATGACAGAGTTGTAAAAGGAATATGTGCTTATGAATATTCTGAACTTAATCCTATTACTAATTTAGATAAACTTGATAATGTGGCAACTATACTATCAAAAAAAGTTAATAATTTTGGAAGTAACTTTATGCAACATTACAGAATTGTGGGGAAATGATGAGTACAACAGTAAACATTAATTTTAGCCCACAACAAATTCTAACAGCTAGAGGATTAGGAACAGATAACAGAGCACAGAAATTCTTTACAAATGAAGTATTTAAACAGTGTCAGCCTTATGTACCAAGAGATGAAGGTATATTATCAACTACAGTAAATTTAGCAGATAATTCTATAACTTATGTTAGTCCTTATGCAAGATACCAGTATTATGGAAAAGTAATGGCTGGGAAAGCACCAAAACATGCTACAGGCAAAAGTCTAAAATATAATGGTGCACCTATGAGGGGTAGCCACTGGGATAAAAGATGTTGGGTGGATAGGGGCAATGAAATATTACAAGGAGTAGCAAGTATAACAGGAGGTACAGTTAAATGAGCATAATTTCAAGCATATATGATTATTTAAAAACTTGTCAATTTTTAAAAACTCTAGACGATGTAGCAACGATTGTATATGTAGATTACTCAAAAAATGATGAAACTACTACTTATACTATTAATGTTACGCCTTGTAATCCAGTTATGAAAACATATGTAACAGGCGATACAGTAAACCAATTCCTTTTTACTATTTCAAGCGTAGAAGCTTATGGAGATAACGTGGATTTAAACACTGCTAATATAAAGTTTTATGAAGATTTTAGCAAGTGGATAAGAGAAAATAATAAAAATGGTATTCTTCCTATTATGGACGATGATAAAACACCAAATAAAATTAAATGTTTAACAGATGGTTACATGCTAGATAATGCAGCAGACGGAACTACAGCAAGGTACGTCATTCAAATGCAATTAATATATGACCAAGAAAACTAAATTTAGAAAGAAGGTAACAAAATGGCAGATGTAAAAGCAACTAAAATTACAAGAAATAAGCTTGCAGATTTTTTAAATATTGGAACAACAGCAACACCCGATTGGAGATTATTAGGGTATGGAGTTAACTCTCTGAATGAAAATAATGGTGCACAAATGGAAAAGAAAACATATGTTAATGAAGTTACAGCTTCAAATACTGTAAAATCTTATGATAGTTCGTTTGGGTTTGACTTTGATTTATCAGTAGGTGGACAAGGTAAGTGGGATACTGAAGCGGTAGAAGATATTACTGAAATTGGTGAATTACACAAGACAGGAACAGATGCAGAAAGAGAATATTTGAGAGTGAAGAGATATAAACCTGCCTTTACTGGTTCTACAAGATATTTTGAAGCCAGAAAGTTTAACGTTGCAGTTGAAGTTAGTAATACTAATGGAGCAGGTGGTGAACAAGTAGTTTGCACAGGGAATCTAGCTTGTATCGGTGACCCAGTTGTAGGCTATTATGATACGGTCAACAAACAATTTTATGAGGGAACTTTATCACTTGGATCATTAACTGTAACAAGTGAAGCGGGAACAACAATAGGGAATACGAAAGTAACAGTATCACCAACATTAACAGTTGGAAACTTATATGTATATAAAACAGCAGCAACAGTAACAGTACCAACGCTAGGGGCAGATTGTTCAACAGGATATACAGTATGGGATGGTACATCAGATATAACAGCTACAGCAGGAAACCAAATTGTTATAGTTGAAGTTGATGCAAATAACTTAGCATTAAAAGCAGGAGTTGCTACAGTAACAGCAAAATAGTTCAAACATGAAGTCTACTTAAATGTAGGCTTCATTTAAATATTTATAAGAAGGTGATTTTATAAATATACTAATTGATAAGCTACCAACAGAGGTTGAAATTGGTGGATTTAAAATTGAAATTAATAAAGATTTTAGACAAGGTATTCAATTCGAGAACATGATAAAGGAATATGACTTACAAGATGAAAAAGATGCTATAAAATTCTATGAAGAAGCCATAAAACTTTATTATGGGAATATTCCAAATGAAATTAAATCAGAAGCAGTTGAAAAAATGATGTGGTTTTATAGATGTGGCAAAGATATAAACACAGAAGAAGTAGAAAGTACACAAAAAGAAAAGATAATTGATTACAATTACGATGCAAATAAGATTTATGCAGCATTTAGAGACCAGTACAGAATAAACTTTCAAAAAGATAAATATATGCACTGGTGGGAATTCAAAGCCTTAATAGAGGGATTTAAAGAGGATAACGAGATTAATAAAGTAATGTCTATACGTGCTACAGATATTACGCAAGTACCAAAAGAGCAAAAAGAATATTATACAAAATTAAAGAGACTAGCAAAAATACCACTACCAACAGAAGAAGTTGAGGAAGATATGGAAATGTCAAATATTCTTATGAATGGTGGAGAAATACCGAAAGAGTAGCACTATTATTGTATAGTGCTTTTATTATAAATACAGAAAGTTGGTGAATATATGAGTGATGGAAGAATAGAAATTGATACATCTCTTGATGCAAGCAATGTGAAAAAATCATTAGAAGAATTAGAAAAAACGTTCGATAATGCAAGTAAACAAATAGCGCAGTCTATGACTGATGCAGAGAAGGCTATGAATAAAGTAAAACCAAACCCTCAGATAGCGAACGAATTTACTAAAATAGGGGATAGTGTAACAAAAACAGGCGAAAAAATATCTAAGATGGGGAGTTCCCTAAGTACAAAAGTAACATTACCAGTAGTGGGTGCATTAACAGTTGCTACAAATGCAGCAGCAAAATTTGAACACGAGATGGCTGATATAGGAAAAGAAGTCGAAGCTAAAGGAGAAAATGTAGGGCAAGTTATAAAAGAAATGTCCGCAAATTCTATAAAGTGGAGTGAAGATTTCGGACAATCTACCGCAGATATAAATAAAGGGTTATTAATATTAGAAAAAGATGGTTATAGTTCTGCTGAATCTATGAATATAATGAATACAGCTCTTTATACCGCTAGAGGTGCTAATGAAGATTTATTTACAGTAATTGACCAACTTGGAGGAAGTTTAGAAGCTTACGGGCAAAAAACAGATAACGCAGCACAAACAACAGCCAATATGTCACATATGGCGGATACATTCGCATACATATCAAATCATACTAAAGCTAGTATTTCATCATTGGGAGAAGCATTTTCAACCGCAGGACAAACAGCAGCAGCTCTTGGACAACCAATGGAACAGACAGCGGCAGCTATTGGTATTTTGGAAAGTTCTAACATAGATGCAAGTACCGCAGCAACAAGCTTAAAAGCTGGATTAGTTAACTTAACAAAACCGACTAAAAACATGAAGAAAGCTATGCAAGAATTAGGATTACAAGCCTTTGATTCTAATGGAAAAATGAAGGATATGTCTACTATCATAAACGATGTAAATAAAGGTTCTAAAAATATGACTGATCAACAAAAACAAGCAGCTATTGCAATGCTATTTGGTAAAGAATCTTTAGCATCATGGAATGTCTTAGTAGCTAAAGGTGGAGACTATCTTAAAAACTTAGCTGATAGTGCAGGAAATGCAACAGGAGAAGTTCAACATCTATCTGACAGTATGAAAGACACGCCAGTTAATAAGATGAAAGAAGCCGAAGCTAGTATAAAAGCTATGGGAATTGCTTTCGGTGAAGATGTTCTTCCAGCAGTAACACCACTGGTTCAAAAAATAACAGAATTATTTAAAGGGTTTGCTGAATTAGATGAAGGAACAAAAAAACAAATAATTAATATGGCACTTATGGCTGCTGCTGCTGGACCAGTTATGGGTGCAGTAGGCAAAGTTACAACAGGAATAGGCGGATTAATAAATTTAGGTGGTAAACTTGGTGGAATGCTCGGATTATTAGGTACAGGGGCAGAAGCAGGAGAAGTAGCACTCGGGGGGCTTAGTGTAGCGGGTGGATTAGCAGCGGGTGCAGCAACAGTATTAATTGCAGGAGTTGCAGGAGTAATTACATATAACGAACTGTTAGGGAAGTCAATAAACACTAGTACAGATGATTTAAATGGATGGGAAAAAGCAGTAAATGCGTGTACTGGTGGAACTATAAAGTCAAAAGAAGAACTACAAAAAGCTGGATTGGTTTATAAGGATTTTGGGGATGGAGTTTCAGACAGCTTTAAAAATGGAATAGAAGAAGCTACTAAACAATATCATGATTTTGAAATAGCTTTAACTGGTGCCAATATGGGAGATTCTATGAGCTCCGATAACCAAACTAAAATTACCGCTTCTATAAATAAGATGATTGATGGTGCTAAAAGTGCTATTAATTCAAGAAAAGGAGAAATCCAAAATCAATTAACTGACTTATTTACTGCTGATGGTAGTGGAATAGACGAAAATGAGCAAAAAGTTTTAGACGAAGCTGCAAGTGGTTTCGATGAAAAACTTTCAAAAGTTGATGAAATCCAAAAAAATATAAGCGAAGTATGGACTAAAGCTATTGCAGAACATGGAAAACTAAGTCAAGAAGATATAGCACAGATAAAAAGCTATTTGACACAAGTCAAACAGATACAAGCAGAAGTGCAAGCCAAAAATGATGCTGAAAGTTCATTTGCTAAAAATCAATATTCTGAGAGATTAAACGGAATAAGTGCAAAAGATGCTTCGAAAGAGTATGAAGATGCTTCAAAAACTGTAAAAGATAATTTTTCTAAATTGAGGGCAACTTACAAAACTGGTATAGATGATCTAAACAATATGCAGAAGAAAGCAGAAGATGATTTTAATAAAGCACAAACTGATGATGAAAGAAAAAAGGCACAAGAAAGTATTGAAAACATAAAAAATCAAATAGAAGAAAAAACTAAAGCATACAAGGATTCTATTGGAAAAGAGCAATCTGAAATAAGAGAATATCTAGATATGATTTATGAAAAAAATCCAACTTTAAAAAATAATTTAAACGAAGTTACTGGGGCAATGTTCTCTGATAAGGATAAGCAATCCCAAGGACGCTCCCAAAAATTAAGAGACGAATTTACAGAACTCGCGAATGTAACTAAAACTGGAATGGTTAGTGTAAATAAGCCTATCAAAGATGCCAATGGGGAATGGCAAGACCAATGGCACGATATTTATGTAAGTTTTGATGAGGCAACAGGAAATATCACAGGTGAATACGACACATTTAATGGGGAATTTGGTGGCTATAGTGAAGACTTTGAAAAGCAAGCTAAGGACGCTGGAAGTAAAATAAAAGCACAAATGGAAGAACTCCAAAAATCATTAAGTTTTAATGGTGGTGGAGTAAAACTTGATAGTGATAATAACGCTATAAATGCTACTACAGACCAGTTAATTACCAAATTAGATACAGTAGTTAAAAAGGCAGATGGTACAAAAACAGCGATACAAGATATAAACGGAACAAAAGTAAGATTAGAGTTTGATAAAGATGGTACTTTAACAAATGCACAGGACGTCCAAGACGCTATAGCTGGAAAATTCGCAAATAACCCAGCAGTAGTTAAAACTAGAATCGAAATTGATGGTAGCCAAGTTTCTACAATAGATGATACAGTAAAAAAATTAGATACATTGCCAAAGGACAAGAAAGTTAAAATAAATATAAATGGCGAAGAAGCTATAATGACTGCTGGAGAAGCAGAAGATAAAATAAAAAGTATTCCAAAAGATAAAGATGTAGATATAACAGTTCAAACAGATGATGCAAAAGTAAATGAAATTAAAGGTAATATAGATAATTTACCAAATGAAAAAGAATGCAAAATATCTATAGATGGACAAGAAGAAACTAATATTGATAGTGTGCTAGAAAAGCTTAAAACATTACCACCTGATACCAAAACGGATATTGTTATAAATGGTGAACAAATATCTACAGTACAAGAAGCAATCGACAAAATATCAGAAATAAAAGGCGAAACAAACACAGATATAAAAGCGAATAATTCTGATGCTAATTCAAAAGCAGAAGATACAAAAAATAAATTAGGTGAAATACCAGGTGAAACTAATACAAATGTAAAAGTTAATGCAAGCCAAGCAGAAAGTTCATTAAGCAGAATAGCTACTTTTATGAGTCAAATTGGAGGAAAAACAATTTCTATGGCTGTTAATATAGCTGAAAATGTATATAAATCTGCGCATCCAAATGAACAAAATAATTATACTGGAACAAATTATCTAAGAACTGGACTTTCTCATGTTAATGAACATGGTTATGAAACTGCTAAGAATACCAACGTAAAAATGATTAGTAGTGGGATGGCTTTTCTTATCGGACATCACTATACAGGCGGAGATGGCATAAATGACCATATGACAACTGTAAATGAAATGCACAGAGATATTTCTGGTCAAGTTGGAGATAGCGTAGGAAGAATTGTAGACAAATTAGTAAGTGCATTAGGTGGGCAAAGCACATTGCTGGGACAAGTTGTAGAAAATACTGGTGCGACAGCCAAAATAGGAGAAAAAAGTAATCAACTAAGCGAAAAATTAGCTAACGATATGGTTGATACGTGGAGCAGTAAAGATGGAAATTTTAGTACTTTAGGAAATGAAATGAAAACCGCAAATGATGCTAAAACAAAAGCTGATAAAATGAAGGTAGAAGATAACTTTTGGTATTCTACTTCTAAATCAAAGCTTGATGATATACAAAGTAAAATTGATGCATTGAAAGACAAAAGTCAAGATTTAAGCGATTCTATTGACAAAAGTGCCGATGAAGCTTCTAAAAAATCAGTTGAAACAGAAAAAAATGAAATAGAAAAGCAACAACATGTATTAGAAAAACAAAAAGATGTTTTAGAAAAAGAGGTTAACTATTATAAAGATGCAGCACAAAAAGAAATTGATACTTGTAAAGAAGAAGCTGAAAAAGAAGTTAAAATTGCAGAAGAAAAGAAAGAAAAATTAACAAAAGTAGCCGAAGCTGTAACAACAGCTATAAAAAATGAATTGACACAACAAAAAGATGCAGCTGATAAGGTTCTGAATGATTGGCTTACAAAGATGGAAACTGACTATAATAATTCTGTTAAGGCGTTAGAAGATAGTACTAAAACCAAAACAGATAAAATAGATAAAGAAATAAAAGCACTAGAAAGTAAATCAGAAGAAAACACAAGAAATAAAGAAAGAACAGATGCACAAGGTAATATTTTCAGATTACAAACTGAAATTAAAAATACAGCAAGTGAGGCAGATAAAAAAGCGTTTGAGTTAGAATTAAAACAAGCTCAAAGTGACTTAACAGACAAAGAAAATGGATGGTCAATTGAAGATAAAAAAGCAAGCTTAGAAGCTGAAAAAACTAGATTAAGCGAACAGGAAGAAACAGAAAAGGAAAGTTTAGAAAAAAGATACAATACAAAGAAAAAAGCAAAAGAAAAAGAATTAAAAGATACTGATAAATACTATGATAAGTTACTAGAAACTGATTCTATCAATGCACAGGCTAGATATATTATGCTAAGTGGCAATAATGAAGCATTAGTTGCTCTTTTAAACTCTTATAATCCTAAATGGCAAGATGCTGGACAAAGTTTAGCAGATTCATTAATTGATGGATTAAATTCAAAAAAACAGTCTGTACAAGATGCTATAGATGATATTATGAGTTATAAAAATAGTGATGGAGCTACTGTAAAAACTGGATTTGTAAAAAGTGGTACAAAATACGCTACCGCTTCGGGATTTGCAACAGGAACTAATTACAATACTAAAGAAGGATATTATGATACTAATGAAAATGGTTTTGAACTAAAAACAAGCGGTGATGTAGCATATGTAAGCAAAGGTGCAGGGATTAAAAACCACATGGAAAGTTTGAACTATATAAATAATGAGATATATAGACAAGTTGCTATGATGCAAGCAAGTGTTAAGCAATCTAACTTAGACATGATGAAAAGTATAGCAGGAATGATAGCTAAATCTACTAATACTAGTAATAATACTAGCAAGGTATATAGTCCTACTTTACATATAGATAAATATATACAAAATACAAGTCAAGACACAGAACAGTTAGCAAATGAATTTGGTGTAATGGCTTATAGACAAAGAGTAGATTAGAGGAGGGATTACTATGGAAAAGATGAAAAAAACTTTAGTTTGGAATGGTAAAAAAAGTGAGGATGTGGGACTTAAAATAGTGTCCCTTCCCCCTGTCAAATTAAGTGATGAAAGAATAGAAGAAAAAGAAGTTGACGGCAGAGATGGCAGTCTAACATTCAAAAAGGGATTTCAAGCTGAAACTAAGCAAGTAATATGCGACTACAGAGGGAATAACCCTTACAAAATAGCAGTTTGGTTGCAAAAAGAAGGAGAAGTTATATTTGGAAATTTACCTGACAGATATTACAAAGCACGTATAAACAATGCTATACCAATAGAGCAGATATTATATAAGCAAATGTCTACATTTACTGCACAATTTAGATGCCAACCATTCGGATATCTATTAGATGGAAAAGAACCTTTGATATTATCCAATAATTCAACTTTATTTAATGACAAGGCTACTTATTATAGTTTACCAACCATCACTATAATAGGGAGTGGAGCTTGTACATTTACTATCAACAATAGAACGTTCAATATAAAAGAAGGCTTTAACGGAAGTATTACTATAGATTCTTATTTACAAGAGGTTACAAGCGGGAATGGTGAGTTAATGGAAGGAGATTTTCCATATTTAGATTATAAAGATGATAAAAAAAATATAAGTGGTGAAAACATTATTACATGGACAGGCAATATAACAAGTTGCGAAATAATTCCAAATTGGAGGGCGAAGTAGATGATTAGATTATTTTTAAAAAACAGTACAGATTTTAATAATAATAAATATATTCTAAATGAGTGTTTATCCTGCGTAGTAACAGAAAGTACAGATGGTATTTTAGATTTAGATTTAGAATATCCAATAAAAGATAAGAAGAATTTAAGTAATCTATTAGTGAGAGGAAATATTATAAAATGTCCTATCAGCACCACAGACAGCAGAGGGGAACAGCTTTTTACAATAAGAACAAGAACACCAAATACATATAACAATAGTGTTAAAATCTATGCACAAGCTATAGCTAGACGAGATTTAGATTTAAACATGGTTGTAGATTTAGAAGTACCATTAGGAACTACAAGAAAAAATGCTATACAAATGGTTTTAAGCAAATGCGCTGAAACTCACAATTATACAGTAGGTAATTTAGACACTAGCACAAATACAACAGTAAACTTGGGAATTGATGAAAAGACAGGGAATATAATAAATTACATAGATATTAATGGAATATCCCCAAGAAAAGCACTATTAGCAGAGGACACAAATTCTATATTTAAAGCTTATGGTGGGGAAATAATATATAACAACTTCACTATAGACATGGTAGATGAAAGAGGAACAGATCATAGTTTTGAGATAAGAAGTGGCAAAAACTTAGAAGAGCTAGAACAAGTAATAGATGATACAAGCACAGACAGCCTAGCAACAGCGATTATGCCAGTAAGTAGTGACGGAGTTTATCTCCCAAACCACGAAATAATTTACAGTCCTAACGCGGATGTATTAGGAAAAATATTTCAACAAATAACTTTTAGCGATGTAAAGCTAGTTAATAACACACAAGAAGCTTTTGACGTTGTATATGCCCAATTAAGAGAAAGAGTTCAGAAAAAATTTGACGATGGAATGGACAAGTTGAGAATAAATAATACAGTTAAATTTACTCAATTAGCCAGTACAGAAGAATATAAAAAATATGCTATTTTAGAAAAGTGTGAGATAGGAAATAATGTAACTATAAAATATTACGAACCTTTTGACACAGAAAAGAAAATATACATAGAAGCAGTAGGCAGAGTATTAAAAATTAAATTTAATGTTTTAACCAATAGAATAGACGAGGTAGAAATTGGGGACAGAAAAAAGAAAAATATTTTAACTACTATAAATAGCACTACAAGTACAGCTTCAAGTGCAGAAGCTAAAGTAAACACAGTAGTTATGAGTGGCGACGAAGCAGGGACTTATAAAATGAACGAGAAAGCATTTAAAGATTGTTGCATAGGATCATCTAAGGGATATACAAAGATTGATGAAGATGGAGTTACAATTTATGATGGTCAATTCAGGATGTATAAAGATGGGACAATGATTTTTTATGTAAATACAAACGGGAAATGCACAGCACAAGGTGGTTTTTTAGTTGAAGATGGTAGTCAATGTTGTTATATAGATAAAACTGGAATTGAAATCACTAACGAAAATGGATATACATCTAAAATTTCAGTTGTTTATGACATAGAAGGAGCTATTCTGTTAATTCCAAATACTCTTTATATAAATAAAAATCTACATGTGTACAATAATGCTACTGTAGACAAAGACTTAACAGTTGAAGGAAGTTTCGGGGTTAATGGTGACTTTTGGATTAATGGACAATCTATCACATCCGTTATAGATGCAAGAATAGAAGCACATTCTTCATCATCAACATCATAATATATTGTTAATTAAACACAAATAGACTATAATAAAAATAGATGTAATAGGGTGTTAAGCACTCCATTGATTCTATTTTTATTTTTATTTGAAAGGAGGATAAAAATGTGCAGAAAACTTTATATATTCCAATAGATACAACCTTAGATAATACTGTTGAATGTGAAAAGTTAATTAAACGTGGCGATACTTTATTATTACAACTAAAAATATTTACAAATGGAGCGTTGGCTGATTTATCAGGACAAAAAGTAGATTTGATTTTGAAAAAATCTGACGGAAATCTTATCCAAAAGGTTATAACAAGTATTTCGAACGGAACTGTAACAGCTCTTTTAGATTTACAAGCAACAAATGTTCCAGGACAAGTTCTTGGAGAATCACAGTTAACTGATAGTAACGGTCAAACAAGCACGAATACTTTTATTTTTACTGTAGATGAATCTATTGCTAATGACGTTTTAGTATATTCAAAACCTAGCATTGAAGTGTTAAATGATTTAAGAGCAATGATAACAGATACAGAAAATATGATAACCAAGTATTCTTCTGATGTTGGTGCAATAAGCAACTCTATTGAAGCTATAGAAGCATTAGAAAATATAAAAAGCTATATAGATACTAATTTACCATTACTTCAAAGTAACAATGCACAAGCTATAACAAATTACAGAAGGCTAGAAAATGATATAACAAATGGTACTGAATTAGCAGTAAGACTAGAAAAAGATATAGTAGATGGAAATGTTTTAAATATAGATTTAAAGCAAGATATATCAACAGGAAACACAACTCATAATTCATTACAACTAGATATTAAAGATTGTAACTACATAATAGAACAGTTAAAAGGTTCTAATTGGAACTATGTATTAAGCATGTGTCAGTTATACGAAAAAACATTAGTTGGACAAGTCTTAACAGATGAAAATGATGTAGCTTTAACAGACGAAAATGATACAAGTTTAACATTCTAAAAAAGGAGATGATTAAAAAATGACTAGAATAGGAAATGTGCCAACATCAACGATTCAAGATACAAGTAATGTTATTTTTGCGGATGGAGAAGCACCACGAAAATATGCATATGGAGAAATAAAAAAAGATATCTTAGGTTCAGAACCTTTATATGATCCATCATTAACGCCTAAAGGGGCAATCAATCAAATTAATGCGTCCTTATCAGAAAATGTGCAACAACAACACATATTGTCATTACAAAATAACTCATGGGGATATAAAGGCATTTGCGTTAGGAATTGGATAACTGGAGCTTTTTCTTCACAGTACTATAAAGACAAAATAGATGAATGTATCGAAAAATTAAATATAGACAGTGTTTCTATAGTGCCAAATACTTATCAGCAAAATCAAACTGCGACTAATGTGGAATATAGAACACCAGTATCAATTGATGAAACAAGAGATTTTATAAACTATTGTAAAAGTAAAAACCTTAAAATAATGCTTAAACCTCAAGTTGAATCTGATGATGGAGTTTGGAGAGCAACTTATAATCCATCAGATGTTAATTTATGGTTCATTAGCTATAAAACTATGATACTTAAATGGGCACAACTTGCAGAAGATACAAAATGCGAAATGTTTTCTATTGGAAGTGAATATAGAAGCCTTACAAATGATAATTACAAACAAAATTGGGAAGATATAATTAATGCTGTGCGAAGTGTATATAGTGGAATAATACTATATGCAAGCAGTTGCAATGCTACACTTGGAGATGAATATGAGACATTATCATTTTGGGATTTAGTAGATGTTATAGGACTAGATAATTATTTAATGCCTACAACTAATACCGAAACTCCACTCGAAGATTATGATATTTTAATGCAAAACAATTATCAAAACCAAAATATTATACAGCCGATAGATTTTTTAGCTAAAAAATATAACAAGCCAGTTATATTTTCTGAATATGGAATTAGTACAACAGATGATAATTACCAATCTAATTATATAGAAAGTTATTTCAAAAATTATGGTAATTATGAGTGGAATAGAGGGATGTTTTTGTGGGTTATTGACCCTGAAAATGTTCAAAATAATTTTCAACCAATAGGAAGAACGGCAGAAGCAACAATAAAAAAATATTATTCTCAATATACGAAAACACAGAAGATAGATTATCCCAAATTATTCACTACATTATCTACTACAGACTCAAATACTTATTGGGCTAAGATTGCAAATATTAAATTAGTTAATTATTCAACGGTTGAAGGATGTATTGAACTAATGCAAGAACAAGTAAATGCAGGAATAGGTATAACATTATCAGATTTAAAATTTAGAATATATTCAGATGGAATGAATTATCCAGTAAAAGTTAACTTAAAATTAAATCAAAATGCATATGTTTTACCTTCCCAAATAACTTATGTTATTACTGAAGATGATGTGAATTATAAGAATATAGATATTTATATAAAGATAACACAAAGTGTAAAATATAGCTTTTTATTAAAAACAATAAGTGAAAAAAAGATAATCACATTATTTAATAAGTATCCATTATTAAGTGTTTTACCATCTGGAACACAGGGTAATCCTAGTGGAAATTATATTTTAACTGGAACACTTAGTGGATCTATGAATTCAGGAATTATATCACAACAAGTAACTTTGCCTAATCCTGTTGATATAACATTTGTAGGAGCAACTTGTACTGCTTTAAATGGAGGAAATACTTATGATGTTAATGTTAATGCTGAAATTGTAGATAATACACACATTAATATTACAGGTAAACATATAAGTGTTAATGGTAATTATGGATATTCAGTTAAGTGGGTTGTTATTGGAAATTAATAAGAGAGGTGATAATGATGTCATATAAGTATATGATATTAAATAATGAAAATATAGCAGAATCAATAGTTGAATATAATGTTCAATTAATTGACCAACCAAGTAATTATGTTAAAGTTGAGGATGCAACAATGTTATGGCATAAATATGAAAATAAACAATGGAGCTCTGAAAGTTATGCTCCCAATATAAATATTTCAATTTCAGAAAATCAAGAAATAACACAAAAATTAGAACTTATGCAAAAAGCTTTGAATGATTTAATTTTAGGAGGCGTTTAATAATGATAGAATATTTGATAAATCAAATTGTAACAAATAATTTAAACTATCAAGAAGTTATCACTAAAAGACCAGATTTACAAGAGAAAATTGACACTTATATTAAAGATAACAATTTGTCAATAAATAAAAATTAAATTAATAATTGGATTACGCTTTATAAATATGTTAATATTAGTATGTAAATACATATATTAATGATAGGGGAAAACTTATGAACAAAGTTAAAATTAAGGAAATTTATGCAACTATAAACATTATGAGATCAATACCACTATTAATTGCATATAAAATTTCCAAAAATAAAGATCTAATAAATAAAGATATATCAGAAAATATAAAAATGAGAGATGGAAATATACATTATAATTGGGGAAAAATAAAAAGTTTAAATTATTTATTAGCATGTTACCCAGAATTTAGAAATGTATTTTATTATAGGATAGGATTATTATCAAATGTATTAAAATTATTTTATCCCAAAATGAAACCATTATATATTACATCAAGTAGTATTGGAAGTGGACTAGTTATGTATCATGGATTTAGTACGATAGTTTATGCTAAATCGATTGGAGAAAATTGCACGATATATCATGATGTTACGATAGGGAAAACTGATGATGTACCTACAATAGGTAATAATGTCACAATTTGTACTGGAGCTAAGGTTATAGGTGGAATTAACATAGGAAATAATTCTACAATAGGTGCTGGTACTGTAGTAACAAAAGATGTACCAGATAATTGTGTAGTAGTTGGAAATCCTGCTAGGATAATAAAAAGAAATAGAACAAGGGTAAACAAGAAAATACAATTTGTTAAATAAGTGATTATAAAATGTTACTTCACAATAGGAAAAAAGTGTGAACAACCAAAAATAAATAATAATATTAATAAAAAAGATTCTTAGGAGTCTTTTTTTATTGCTTATTTTACCAAAACACTTTATTTAAAGCTTAATATAATGTAAAATTAAAGTAAATAGAGTGTTTAACACCCCACAGGAAGGAGGGTATCATGGAATTAAATGGAGCAACATTAGGTTTAATAGTAACATTCTTAAGCCTTATTGTAGCTTATTTAAGTTACAACTTAGGAAAAAGAAAAGAAGATAAACAGGAAGTTAAAGAGGATACTACCACGCAGACAAGCTTAAAAATGCAATTAGAATACATATCAAAAGGCATTGATGATATTAAATCAGATATGAAAGATATGAAAATTGATGCAAAAGCTACTGATAAAGCACTTGGAGAATTATCTATAAGAGTTACAAGAGTAGAAGAAAGTGAAAAATCTGCGCACAAAAGATTAAATGAATTAGAGCAAAGAGTAAATGAAATGGCAGAAAGGAAGTAATGTAAAAATGATTAATGTAAATATGAAAGCAAGATTAACAAGTAAAACATGGTGGATTGGAATTATTTCTTTAGTGATTTTATTATCACAACAATGTGGATTTGATTTATCACAGTATATTCCTAAGAATTATGCTGATATAGTAAATACTATTTTCACATTATTAGCTGGAATAGGTATTACAGTTGATACAAGCTCTAAAGGTATTTCAGATACTACAATAGCACAAACAACTGTACAAGCTGTAAATGATTCTAATGAAACTAAAGAAGAAGTTAAAACAGAATCTACTACTACAGCTGTAAATAACACAGTTACTGATAAATCAGCTAGTTCAAAAATTGTAGTAGACAACCCTGACAATACAAAGTCTATAGGTCAAGAAGTTAACGCAACAAGCGCTGTAAAGCCACAATAAAAAAGAGAAGGTGATATTATGAGTAAATGGTGTTGGGCGTTAGAAGAAGATGATAAAACATTAGCTACTGGTTGGAATCAAGTCGGTGATTACTGGTACCTATTTGATTCTAATGGAGCAATGAAAACTGGATGGTATCAAGATAACAACGGTAAATGGTACTATTTAAATGATTATACAGATGATAAATTCCCGCAAGGTGCAATGGTTACTGGATGGAAACAAATTAATAGCAAGTGGTATTATTTTTATAAATCTACAGATGCATCGCAAGCCGAATACATAGGTACTACATCTTACAGTTGTACTAAAACAATAGATGGAAAAGATTATTCTTTTGATAAAGATGGAGTTTGGATTGAAAATACTAATATTTTAAGTGATAATGGCGCTGATTTTACAGGAAGTTGGGAAGGATTTTGGTCACAGGCTCAATATGATCCTTATTATCCTAATGACCAAAGATATATAACTATTGGATATGGTACAACTTATAGTGCTATGCCAAGTGCTTTTAATTCTGATAATCCATTAAACACAACTTGTACCATAGAACAGGCTAGAGAATGGCTTGAAAAAGAAGCACAAACATGTGCTGAAACAATTAAATCTGATTTAGATAGTAAAGGAATTTCTTTAAATCAAAATCAACTAGATGCTTTAATTAGCTTTGCTTATAATTGTGGCACTGGTGCTTTATTAGGTTCTACATTATATAAAAATATTGTTGCAGGTGTTATAGATAGTGATATTATAACAGCTAATTTCCAGGCATGGAGTAAGGCTAATGGAGTTACAAGTGCTGGTTTATTAAAAAGAAGAAATTCTGAAGCACAACTTTATTTAAATGCAGATTATATAGGAAATAATTAATTTAATAATAGTAAGAACATAAAAAGGCATAGAATATTAATTCTATGCCTTTTATTTTTGTATAGATTGTATCGAATGTCATTACATTCAATACATGTTATACAAAATAAAACATTAAATATAAAAAAATAATTATTATTTTTAATTAAATCCACACATTTTATTGACAATGTGCGTATAGTATAAGTATAATTATATTATAAAATAAAATAATGTGTATAAAATATTTACAATGTACGCATAATGTGAACAAGGGGGATTTAAAATGATATTAGGAATTGATGTTGGGTATTCTAATACCAAAGTTAACGGAAAGGATGGAACTGATATATTTCTAAGTACCTTAGAAGAAGGGACTAATGAGGTAAATAAAAAGGCAATCAAAATTGAATATAAGGGTAAGGAATATACTATTGGAGAACAAACTGGAGACTTTAGCACTGATTTAAACAAAATCCATGATCCTATATTTGAAATGTGCTTATATACAGCTATAGCAAGACAAATGAAAGATACTGTTGAAGATATATATTTAGTTACTGGCTTACCAGCAGAATACTTTAAAAGCCAAAAACAAGAGTTAATAGATAGTTTGGAAGGGAAAACAATAAATATTGTATTGAATGATAATCCTAAAAGATTTACTATAAAAAAAGTTTTAGTATTTCCACAATCAGCAGGACTGTTTATATTAAATCCAAATGAATTTGAAAATAATGATAATATAATAGTTGATATTGGTGGTGTAACAGTTGATGTATCAGTATTTAGCGATATGATATTATTAAAAACTGGAACTTATGAACTTGGAATGTTGAAACTATATGGTAAAATTATTCAATCAATAAAATCAGACTATAGTATAAGCTATGATTTACTTGAAGCGGAAAAAAGAATATTAACTAAGAAAATTATTAAAGATGGTAAAAAGATAGATATTACAACTTTAATAAACAAAGCATTAAAAGATCATACACAATCTATAATAAGAAATATTAAAAATGATTTTTCTGAATATAATACTTACAATAGAAATTTTATAGGTGGTGGAGCTTATAGATTAAGAGAATATCTACCACTTGAAGTTCAAGAAGATGATATTTATACTAATGCGAAGGCATTTTATAAAATAGGAGTTGAGAAATTTGAAGGTTAAAAAGAATTTAAGTTTAGAAGAAAAACTGGTTGAAGCTGCTAAAATTAAAGCTAAAAATATGGGATTCGATTTCAGTGCATACATCACCTATTTAATAAATAAAGATATTGATGGTAAAATAGAAATAACAGAAAACTCGAAACCTAATAAAAACAAGAAAATTAGTAGTGCTATTGATAATATTATGGGATAAAATAAAATAAATTGTGGATAAGTTTTCTAAATATATATTGATTATCCACAATTTTTGTTTACATTTTACATGAATTTATGTAAAATATATTTATATTAGTTTTGAAATTTAGAAATTCGCATAAAAAAATAAGAGCTCTCACCGACCAAAGTTGAAACTCTTATTTCACACAAAACCTAGAGGTTTTTATATAATTGACTAAATAAACATTTCATATAGTCAATGCTTTTGAAATTATTATAAACTATTTTTTTGAAAAAGTAAATATATAAACCTTCTATTTTGTGTACCTTTTTATGCAAAATCAGGAGGTTTTTTATGTATAAAAGAAAATTAACTAATTCGCAGATACAAATAATCTACGATATTACTGGAAATAAGACCAAACAAGATAGACTTATGAGCGTATTATCTTATTTAATAAAATATACAGAAAATAATAAACTGACTAGAAGCTTAAACAGATTATATAACATGTATATAAGATTAGAATACAGAAAAATTACTAGAAGTTATTTTTATAAACTAGTTGATCTATTAAAAGAATATAAACTTTTTACAGTTTTAGAGGACAAAATAGGAGACAAAATAGAGGACAAAGAAGATACAGATGAAACTATTGAAAATACTGGCTTTGAAACTGATTTTAAAAAACATAATGACCTAATGCCTAATCTAAATATTAATACTTATACCTTAAAAACAACAAATGTTGTAAAAGCACTTGATTTAGTAGATGAAGTTTTTAAAGAATTTAAAGTTAAAAGTAAGATTATTAAAAACATGGTTATAGCTAAATTACAAAATACTGTTTTAGATGCAGCAGGAGCAATTAAATATATTATTAAAGTTATTACGGAAAAAACAGAACAATACAATGCTATGCGTGTTAAATATGCTCAATCAGTTGCTAAAACTAAATATTCAAAATCGAAAAATACTTTTGTTGTACCAACTAAAAAACCTAGAAACTTCAGTAATTTTGAACCAAGAGCAATTTGTAGTGATGAAGAATCTATGAAAGAAATAGAAAATAAACTAACAGCTCCGAAAGAAGAACAAGAAGTTGATATTCAAGGACTTTTAAATCAATATAAATCATAGAATGGAGTTTACATGAAGAATAATAAAAAAGAAAAGAGATTAAATTTAAAATATTTGACATATAAAAATTCATATAAGGATTTAGATAAGATGTCAGATTCATTAGGATTACCAATAGAAACAAATGAAACTATACCAAAAGATGTTGTTTTAAAAATAAAAGAAAATCCAGAACTTATTGAATTTATAAGAAAATATAATAATAAATAAATTTACACATTTTAAAATAATTATATAGACAAATTCGGTAACATTTATATAAAAATTGCATATGTTGTATATATAAATAATTTTTTTGAAAGGGAAATTTAAATGGCTAAAAGAAAGATTATCCCAATATCATTCAAAAATACAACAAAAGATATGTTGCTCTATTCAACTTTGAAATCATTAGAAGAACAAAGTGATACTATAAAAGAAATACTATATAAAGCTTTAATACTAGATAAAGAGCCAAAAAAATAAGCCTATCTACTTAGAGACAGACTTAGGTTGAAAAGCTTTTACTATCTTGCTTCGCTTACGCTACTAAAAGCATATGTGACAACTTTTATAAATATTACTAATATAAGCTTATTATTTAAATTTAATGTTTGTTTAAGAGTTACATGAATGTTATTACTCCAACAGTTATTGCGTACATTGTAATTGCTCCAAGTGTAAAAACAAACATAAAATCACCTCACTTTATTATATTTTTAGTATTCACACAATTTATAATAATATTCAATGGAGGGTTGAGAATAATGAAAGAAATTACCATGAGCATTCACGATTTCATGGAAATTCAAAGAAACAATGTAACATATAAAGAATTAAAAAATTTAAATACATTAGATGATATGGTTGAATATATACTTAAAAATCCTAAATTAAAAACAATAGTTATTGCTAGTATTGCGTATATGAATATAAATTTATGTGCTTATGCTTCAGAATTAGATTCTTTGAGAAGCGCCAAAAATGAAATTATTTCCGTACTTCAAGTATGTATAGGAATTATATGTATTGTTATGTGTATATTGGAGATAGGAAAAGCGTTAATAGGTCACAGAAGCACAGATATAAGCAGTATAGTAATGAAATATGGAAGTGCATTAGTTGGTGTGTGCTTAATCCCTAAAGTGTTTACATGGATTGCCAAACTATGTGGAGTACAACTTTAAAGGAGATAGTTACATGAACCAAATATCAAATGCAATTCAGAATGGTATTGATAAAGCTATACAAAGTTTTCAAGATAAGGCTATAGATTTTTTTATTTATGTTTTAAAATGTATTGGAAATTTTATTGTTGAGACTAGTGATATAACTTGTCCTATAATTTGCCTACTCGCACTAGCTTTTTATATAACCGGAAATAGAAAAGCTGGTAAATATGTAAGTGGCAGCATAGTGTTTTATTTTTTAGCACAAGCAATTAAAGGAATAGCTTTAAAATGAAAAGCTTAAAGTTATCTAATTACTTTGAACTTATAAAACCAAAATATAAATGGATTGAGATCACTAGTCATAAAGCTATTAGAAATTATAATTCTGACAACTTAGCAAAATTTATAGCACTAACATATAAAAGCTTAGATAGAAGAATAAGAAGAGAGCAAAAGAAAATATTTTTTGAAACTAGCTTTAAAATTAGTTTTTTAATAGATATTCAGAACAATGATTGCAAATTTTATTTTATAGTTCCAGAAGTATATCTTAATATGCTATTAGAAAAGATTAATGAGATATGGAACAAGGCAGCAGTAAAAGTTTTAGAGCAACCAATAAAACCTATTAGTGAAGATGCTACTATGTATCAAATGTCATATAAACGTGAAGATGCTTTGAGCCTAAAGGTTGATAAAAAATCAAATGAGCCTTTAAATTCTATATTATCAGTAATGGATATTCTCAAAGATGATGATAGAGTAGTAATAACTTACAACTTTTTACCATGTAGCCAGTTTTCATGGGTACAAAGATATTTAGGAACTATAGAAAAAATAAAAGAAAACAAATTAGTTGATAAAAAACAAACATCGCCTGAATATATATTTAAATCAATTATAGTGAGTGTGTCAAAGCTTATAAGCGATTTTTTACAAGTTATTGATGACTTTACTGGAGGAAATATAGAAAAACAACAGAGAAGCTTATATGACGTTGTAATAGGCTATATGCAAAATAAAAAAGAACTCTCACCAACTACAAAAAAGAAAAAAGAAAGTACAGTCTTAGATACTCAAATGGCTATATTCTCTGAAAGCAAAGATGAAATCAGAAAAACTAATAATGTTTTATCTGTGTGCCAAACTTATAGAGTACTTGATGAAGATAATGAGTTGATCTATAAAAAAGTTAAAAATAAAATGCGTAAAAAATTTGTAGACTTTGAGCAAGTAAATTATAATACAGAATTATGTACTATGAGTGTAGAAGAAACTGCAAGTACTTGTTTACAGATTCCAGGTAAAAGCTTATTATATCAATTTAAATTAAATTTTATAAATGTAGAAGAGGTAGAAATACCAAAACAATTACAAACAGGATATATAACACTTGGAACAAATAAATATAAAGGGAATCCATGCAAAACATATTTTGAAGATGACAAAGATATTGGAAGTTTAGGACTGGTTCTTTTAGCTAGACAAGGTGGAGGAAAGACAACTTATTTATGTCATTATTCTAAAGATTGTTTAAGTAGAAAAGAAAGCATAACACATATAGATTTTATAAAAAATAATGAAGCTAGTAAGAGCATTGAAAAAGTTACACCTAAAAAAGATTTGATAATATTAGATTTAAGTACAGAAGAAGGATTACAATCATTAGCATATAACGAAATAGAGTTTACATCTAATATGACCTTGTTTCAGAAACAAGCATTAGCTAATAAAAAGGCTGAAATGACTATTCAATTAGTAGATAGTATAAATGATAATGGTGAGCCTTTAAGTCCTAAAATGAGTAGATATTTAAGTGCTGCAGCTAATGTAATTTATATGAAAGATAATACTACTTTAAAAGATGTAGTTAGGTGCTTACAAAATTATAAATTTAGAGAAGAAGTTCTAAATAATTATATTCCTAATGAACTTAAAGAAGATTTTGAAGAAGAAATACAAGCATTAGAGGAATTAGATGAATATTCAAAAGCTACTAAAGATAATCCAAGTGTTAAATGTGGTACTAAAGATAGTAAAATAGAGGGGATTCTTGATAGAATTAGTTTGTTAATGAGAGATTTTTATTTAAAGAAAATGTTCAAAAAGAACCCAAAAGATAATATTAATTTTGTTAAAGCTACAGAGCAAGGGAAAGTTATATTAATTCGTATGCCACAGTCAAAATTCAAAGACTATGCTAAAAATGTAATAACAACTTTCTTTATGACTAAAGTATGGTTAGCATGTGAGCTAAGAGGGGAATTATCGGAAACTCCAAAGCGTACACATGTAATAGTTGATGAAATAAGTCAAACTAAAACTGCCGAGAGATTCCTTGAAACAAAATTAACACAAGGAAGAAAATTCGGATTTAGACCGGTCCTAGCGCTTCAATATTTAGATCAATTAGATAAAAAGACAATATACAGTTTAAAAGGTTCAGGCGCTTCGTTTATGCTCCTAAAAGGTACTATAAAAGAGGACTTTGAATATTTTAAAGATGAATTGGATAACTTTAAATATGAAGACTTAAAAGAAATGAGTAAAACTTATAAATTCCCTTCTCTCAATATAGTCCAGTATTCAGAAGGAATATGTAGTTTTATAACTGAATTACCTAAACCAATATAAATATATTAATTATAAAAATAAGCAGAATCTATTATTTAGATCCTGCTTATTTTGTTTCTTCATTTTCAGTATTTTCTACAAATACATCCTTATTAATTAAATTACTTTCTTTTATTTTTTTCAATCCTACTAACTCATCGAGAGAAACATTATATACTTTGCAAAGATTTATTAAAGATTGAAGAGTTGGTATATATCTTCCGTTCTCCCAGTTTTTATAAGAATGCCAAGTAGTGCCTATTAACTCAGCTATCTCCTTTTTTGTATATTTCCTATCTTCTCTTAACAATTTCAAATTATTTGCTAATTCATTCATTTATTTAATCACCCCAAAATAAAAATAACACTAATTTGTTTTGTAGTCAAGGTTGCTAAACAGTCCAAGTTATATAATTATTAGAAAAATAAAAAAGATTGCAAAACACTCCATAAAAGTATTGACAGCTATGCCTAAACGGAATATAATAAAAATATCGAAAGGGTTGCCAAACAGTCCGTTAAGAGAAGGGAGTATTCCAAAATGGCATTAACTAAATTAAAAAAAACGAGAGAAGAAAAAGGATTAACAGCCAAAGAAGTTTATATAACTTTAGATGTTAGTCAAAGCACATACAGCAGATATGAAGTAGGTACAAGAAAACCTAGTATAAAGACATTGAAAAGAATAGCAACGCTGTTTAAATGCACAGTAGATGAGTTAATTTAGATATATTTTAAAGAAAGAAGGAATTGGAAATGTGTAAAGTAATGTGTAATGCAAAAACTTGTAAAAATTATAAAAATGGAGCGTGCGGAGCTGAAACAATCAGTATAAAAGATTTTACTTGGTACAGCGAAGAAGATAAAGAAGATATAGACGAAATGAAATGTTCAAATTTTGAATGGGATAAAGACTGGATGCTAAAACCAGTAGCGATATAAAACTAAGGGATAGTTGCTATCCCTTAACCACTAAAATAGGAGGGAATAAGATGGAAAATAATATTTTGTGGGGACAAGAAGAAAAAGAAGAAATTAAGCAAGAAGGATTCAAAATTACTGATTTAGATTCAGCAACATGGGTATTCAGAAAATTAAAGGATATTGCAGATAAAGAAGCTGAAATTAAAGCTGTAGCAGATAAAGAAATATCAAGGATAGATACGTGGCGAAAAGAGGAACTACAGCACTACGATGACAACAAAGCATATTTTGAAGGTATTCTTAACGAATATTATATTGAACAAAAGAAAATTGATAAGAAATTTAGATTAGTTACGCCATATGGAAAAGTTGGATGCAGACACAATAAGAAATGGAACTATGATGCAAATGAATTAATTAAATACTTTGAAGCAGCAGACCCAAGAGCAGTGAGAGAGAAAAAAGAATTGGATAAAAAGTATATCAAGGAAAGATATAAAGATGGAATTGATACCGAAACAGGAGAATTTCTACCTTTTGTCACTATAGAAGATAAAGAAGATATTAATATTAAAATAGATTAGGAGTGATATTTATGAATTTATATCAAAAATTAATACAAATAAGGAAAGATGTTATTGAATTTTCAAAGGATAAAGAAGGATACGGGTACAAGTTTGTAAGTGGTAGCCAAGCAATAAGAAAAATAAGAGATAAAATGGATGAATTAGGAGTTTTATTAGTTCCAAACATAGGAGAAACTGAAAGCCACACATTTGATTATGTTACTTATGACAAGAAAACAAAAGAAGAAAAACAGCATACAGACCACGTAGTTACTGGTAGTATGAGTTATACATGGATTAATGCAGATGAACCCGAAGAAATGCTTAATATTCCATGGAAAATATATGGAGCGCAAGATGATATATCTAAAGCTTTTGGTAGTGGATTAACCTATTCGGAACGTTATTTCATTTTAAAGTTTTTCCAAGCACCAACAGATAGTGAAGACCCCGATGCAAGAGATACAAGCGGAAGAAGTAGGGGAACTACAGGGAGAAGCACAACAGCAGGATTAAGTGAAGCACAAATCAAAAGACTGTATGCAATAGCACATAGCAAAAATGTTGATAGAGAAGCAGTTAATTCACTAACATTTAAAAAATTCAAAAAGAAAGTTGAAGCATTAACTAAAGAAGAATATGACTTTATGTGTAATGGATATGAGAAAATGCAAGCATAATAATTAAATAATAATTTCTGATAGGCACATTTAAATTTTAAGCCTATCAGAAATATTTTAAATATAATTTATTGTTTGAAATTAAAGGCTTAAATAAAGGCTAATTTATAGTATATTTAAGCACAGAATATGTAGATAATTTGTGAAGAATTGAAAGGGGAATTTTGAATGGATAAATATAATTTTAAAAAATCTACTTGTGAAAGGTATGATATAAAATTAAAAGATACTTATGGAGGTTGGGCAATAATTACTATTGATGAAAACGGAGGATTGTTTAACGCTCATACTGATTATGGTGATTATAATTACAGTTGGCCTAACCATGGCAGGGAAAGCTTTAAGCACTTTATATTAGAATTGGTTAAAGATAAATCTTACTTTCTTGGCAAAGTAGCTAATGATAAATATTACTATGCTGAAAATACTGAAAAGGCTTGGAAAGAACAAATTATCGAAGATAGAAGAGAAGGAGAATTAAGCGAAGAACAGGCAAGAGAATTATGGGATGAAATAACAGATTTTGATTACCATACATCTTGTGACCACTTACAACACCAATGTTATGAGAGCGATATTGTAAATAAGTATTATTGTGAACCTTGGTATCATTTTGATGTTGTACAAGGATTTTCACCACAAGCTCATGCCTTTGCAGATATAATAATGCCAATCTTAGGTGAAATAATTCAAAAAGAAATAGAAGAAAAAGAGAAAACAGCATAATTCGTAATACTTTTATTAGACAAACTGGAGATTGGACGAACAAAGTTTAAAAAATAAAATGGAGTAATTCTAGATAAAAAGTACACGTGTATCTCCTGACGAGGAGAAGAAATATGAAAATTTTATTAGTTAATGTAGATTCAAGATTTAATCTAGCAATAAGAAGAATGTATAACTATTTTAAAGAGGATCATGAAGTAGTTATGAAAGATTTAAAGTTAGATGGTTATCCAGATAGAAAAAAAGTAATTGTTGATGCTACTGGATATGACAAAGTATATTCTAGTAATATTTTTGAAATAAATCAAAATAGATTTGAAATAGTTGGCTGTAATAATATTGTTTATGGTGGAATAGGTTCGGTTGATCCAAACTTAAAACTACCAGTAGAAATAGAAAATACAGAACCATTTTATTTTGATAATGAAGATACAAGCTATGGTTTTATTACTAGAGGGTGCATAAGAAACTGTTTCTTTTGTAAAGTGCCAAAATATGAAGGAAAATTAAAAGTTTATAACTCACTAGAGAGTATTATTAAGCACCATAAAGTTAAGTTCTTAGATAATAATATTCTAGCCTATGACAAGCATATGGAAGTATTCAAGTATCTTATAGACCATAATATCAGATGTGAATTTAACCAGGGATTAGACTTTAGATTGATTAATGAAGATAATGCTAAATTGTTATCAGAACTTAATTATATGGGTGAATATATATTTGCTTTTGATGATCCTAAGTATCAGTCGTTATTGGAAAAACAATTAAAAATCATAAAGAAATATATTCCCAAGGATTGGAAAGTTAAATTTTATATCTATCACAATAAAGATATGAGCATACCATTATTAATTCATAGAGTAGAGTGGTGTAGAAAAAATAAATGTCTTCCGTATTTCATGAGAGATATTAATTGTTGGGATAGTAATGAAAGGGAATTTTATATTGATTATGCAGCATATTGTAATCAACCAAGTTTCTTTAAGAGTATTGATTTTGAAACCTTTTTAAATAAAAGACATAAGAACCAGGAGCGGATCAGAGAGAGTTTAAAAATTTATAACGATAATAGCATTTTTGAATGTGCTATGTAGTGCGTAATTCTTTTAAATAACGAAACATAAAGCATGATTAATTTCATGCTTTTTTATTATCCAAAATTGACAAAAATTATATATAATATACAATTAGTGTATACATATATAAGGGGGATAATTAATGAAAGATAAAATATGCAAACTACTTGAAAGTGATAGAAATAAACTTATAGCTAAAATAAGTATTCTTGCTATAATAGCATTAGGAACATTTATTTATGTTAATGTTGCAAGTAAAAAAGAAGCAATTCAAACCAATAAAACAACAGCTAAAACAGACACAAATAAAACTTCAAAATCTGCTTATGTTCCAACAGATGAAGAGAAAAAAGTATTATCTAAGCATTATAATCAGCTAAGTGGCAGCGAGCTAGAAACATTGGCAAATTTAAAAAAGAAAAGTGATTTATTTATTGAATCAGATAGAGCAAACATTAAAGATAATTTAGAAAGATTAGCAAAAGAAAAGGATTCTCAAGTTGAAAAATCAGTTCAGCAATCAAAAGATAACAAACAAATATATGATAGCTTTAAAACTGAAATAGAAAGCGAATTTCAAAACATAAAATATGATATGATAACAGGAACTGATAATAATAAGAATTTAATGCTTTATGTTGCATTGCTAGATAATTTGGAATCTACTAAATCAAAATGTAAAGAATTAGTTTTAAATAAAGAAACAAAAATGAAAGACTTAGGAATTAAAAAAATAGTTTTTACAGCAAAAAATAGCAAGGGAGAAATCCAAGGAACTTATATGTTTGAATTAAAAAATGGAGTATACCAATTATCATTGGATGCGTTTTAAAAAAATAATATAAACAGTAAGGGACTCTAGATAATTTTGTGTTATTAGTATATTTGTTATTTAAATATTACTGG